GGTGGCTCTGGGGGGAGGTACACCCCTCCCGATGCACCTAGCCACACCAGATTCCGCTTGCACAGGTTGACACCCCTGCTGGTCTTCCTGTTTTGCTTGTTTTCTAGGGCAAGCCAGTAAGGCGAAGAATTTATGCCATGTTTGACGGGTCAAAAAGACGAATAATGCAACCCTCTACCTGTTCAGATACACAGTGCTTCTGGAATCTACATAGAACCTGGCCAGATTGGATCTCTGGTTTGTGTATAGGATTCCTTGTTCCCAGATTTTTTGGGATAAAAAAACCTCAAGTTAGGCATGGGTATTCTGGGGAGATTCATCCCCGAGGATCAGGGAGCTGGATCCAGGTTCTCTATTCAGATTCTGTGATCTGAGGTTACCCACCGAGGGATCTGTTGTTTGGGATTTTTTTATAGGATTTGCGTGTGCTTATTCAGGATGTAGAATCTGGATTCTATCCCCGAGGATGGGGGGATCTCTATTCAGGTTCTCTGATGTAGGATTCCTCCTTGTGTGGGTTGGTCTGGGGTGTGGTAGTGTTTGTTTGTCCTGGGCTGCTGTAGTTCGGGGTCATCCTCTGGAGGAAGTTCATGCCTGCTGTTGAGGTTCGGAATGTTTCGGTAGATTCGGTTTCTCTTCCGTACCCTCTTCAGGGTGTTCTCCAGGGTGGTCGGGCCATTGTGCTTGCCATGTCTGCTGCGACTCTTCTGTCTTCTGTTCCCTCGATGGGTCGTGGGTTCTACATCCGGGATCTTCCGAGCTACACGGGTCCTACGGATGACGTGGAGTTCGGGCTGTCCACGGTGGAGTCTGAGACTCTGACCAACAAGGCGTTGAACACCTGCACGTTGAGTTCGTCTCTGGTGTGTGGGAGCAACGACATCACTGGGGTTGGCATCCTGACGGTCCAGGTGATTCACGGGATGGCGACGGATCTTCTTCTTCGTCCTGCTCCGACTGGCGGGGAGGTTGGGATTCAGAAGGCTGATGGCGTCACCTACGCCATTCAGAGCAACGCTACGGGTCTGGGCTTCTTCGGTGCGACCCCTGTGGCTCGTCCAGCGGGTGTGGCGGTCTCGGGTGCTGGCATCCATGCGGCCCTTGTCTCTCTCGGGCTCATCTCCGCCTGATCCTGCCTCTTCCTCTTCGGTAGGCACCATCCGTCCCCGGACGTGATAGGTTCGGCCCATGCCGATCCATCCCCTCACCGTCGTTGCTGTAGCAGCCGACACCTACACCGCCGCCCCGAGCGTGGCGCTGGGGTTCGAGCCTGATTCGTGGACCTTCTTCAACGAGTCCATCGTGGCAGCAGACGTCATCATGCTGTCCTTCGACGGGATCGTGGACCATGGCAAGCTGGTTCCAGGCACGGCCATCGCGGGCCTTGGCTGGGACACCAAGATGCCGCGCCTCTGGCTTCGCAGGTCTGCTGCGGGTGCTGCTGTCAACGTGACCGTGATGGCTGGGAGCATTCGGTGAGCATTCGACCTCTTGTGGGATCGGGCGGCGGCGGTGGGGGCGGTGCAGCCATGCCCGACGGTACTGGCATCGTGGAGGTCGTCGGCGGTGTCGCCACGTCCCCGGTGCGGTCGATGGCGGACGTGCGGGCGGCGCTCGGGGCGGAGGTTTCGCTTGCGCGCCTCGGCGTCGGCACTGCGGTCCACCACTGGCGAATGGACGAATCCGCATCGCCGTTCGCGGACCTGGGTTCCGGTGTGGCGGATCTCGCCTACGTCGCTGGACCACGGGAGTACGCCCGTGCGGGCGTTTACGCCCGATATGGTGCGACGATGCAGCGCGCACCCGGCGACACGGACCACGCGGCGGCGACCATTTCCACTCCATCAGGAGTTCTGGAGGGCCTTACGGTCGGTGTGACGATCGCCAATGAGCGCACCACGGAACTCCTGCCTGCTGGTATCCGCATCATTGTTGCGCTCCATGTTGGAGATCTCGGGGGCGACCGAATCCTGTTACTCACCAATGAGGGGACGGCAGTTTATGTGAACACCACGGTCGCGGGAGTTGGCGTGAACTCGTCAAACCACCAGATTGACTGGAGTAGGCCCCACCGCTTCGACCTCACGCGGACTGGGGGTGGCACTACGATCCTGTATATCGACGGCATTGAGCGGCAGTCTTACGCCACTGCTGGGACGCTCGCTGTCCTGACGACTGCATCGGTCGGTGGTATGTCGCCCACCCCCGTCGCTGCGTCTGCGCTGCTGATGTCGGATTTCACCATCCACACGTCAGTCCTCACCCCCGCCGAGATCCTCACTCGCGCGGACGTGTGCCGCCGACTGGCGGCGGGATGACCGAGCTTGCCCGATGGCTCCCCTTCCTCGTCACGCTCCTCGGCGTGGCCGGGGTGCTGGGTTCCGCGCGCTCCGAACTGCGTCAACTGCGCGAAATGCTCTCCGAGCACCGGGCGCTCGCGGCCATCCGTGACGCCTCCGTCGCGACGAAGCTCGACACCTTGCTTTCCCATCATGCCGAGCTCACCTCACGGGTGGCGGTATTGGAGAGGGATATGGCGCACAACACCGCCCGCGACCTCGCGGCTGGCGATTCGGTACGGTTGAACCGGGCCGACATCGAAGGGCGGGTCAGGACGCTCGAAACGCACCACGTCAGCCCCGTCAGCCCCATAGGACGCCGATGAACCTCCACTACATCACCGCTGTCCTCGCCGCGCACCCGGCCATCACGGCATGGGTCGTCGCGACCCTCCTTGCCGTCTACCGAAGCCGAACCGCCGCCCAATGGATCGCGCTTGGGGAGTCCTTCCCCCGCGTCCAGGGCATCTTCAAGCTGGCAAGGGCGCTTGGCTTTGAGCCGTCGAAGGTGCTTGAAGGCGCGATGCAGACAATCACCGGGCGTCGGGTGGCCGACCCGAGGGACGCGATCATCGCCACGCACCTCGCGACCATCGCCCGTCTTGAGGCGGAGCACACGCCCCGCGACATCCCAGGAGCCCCGTGAAGATCCTCCGACTCGCTCTCCTGTCAGTCGCCCTGACCGGCTGCCCCACGGTCGTTCGAGATCCAGTCGTCGAGCCGCCCAGTGTGGGGTGCGAAGCTGGTGCAACCCTCTGCCATTCAGGCGCTCCATGGCGTTGCAATGACAACCGTTGGTCCCAAGCCGACAGACAGTGCAACCGACTTTCGACCGATGCCTCTGCGGTCGTGTGCTGCCGCACTCCGAGTGCGATGCGTCCTGGGGTCTTCCTCCATGCGTGCGTGCCTCAGGCCATGTGCTCTCCCGAGGTGTCCCCGTGAAGCTTTCCCTTGACCAGCGGTTCATGCTCGCGGAGTTCCTGCTCTCTCGCTTCAACGCCATTTCATACGAGAAGGCGGGCAGCCCGATGGAGTTTATCGCTGCGATGTTCGACGTGGCGGATCTCTTCGAGGCGGGTGTTCCTACGGGTGACGACTTCCTCACGCGCTACTGGACCACCATTGGCCCGGTCATCTTCACTCCGCTTGGTCTATCAACGGTGCTTGGGGAGAATCTGCGTGTGCTCTCACATGAGATCACCCATGTTGTGCAGTTCTGGCGGGACGGCGCGGGCTTCATGCTGCGCTACCTCACCAGCCGTGGACGTGCGGAGCTCGAAGCGGAGTCCGAGCGGGGCGCGATTGAGACGTGGTGGATTCTCACAGGCGAGACCCCCACGGACCTCGGTTCCATCGACATCACCCGCCACGGCTACGCGCTCAAGACGGCACCGGGCGAGCATGATGACGTTGCAGACCTGACGCGCGACCTGCTGGAACAGGCCGTCACCAGCGTCCGCGCGGGCGTGATCTCCACCGACGTTGGGCTAGCTGTGCTGGGTTGGATGCGAGCGAACGCCCCCGAGTCCATTGTGGGGCAGGTACTTTGACTCCCGCCGCCATCGCCGCCATCGAGGCGTCCCTCCTCCGCGTGACGTTCCTGGGGAAAGCCGTCCGCGTAGCCCCGAAGCTGGCCGAGATTCTCGCGAAGGTCGATCGCCACCTCGGCGTGGCCTACACTCGTGCGATGCTCGCGCAGCCAGGGGGCGTGGCGATCCCGACGTTCGAGGGGTGGTGCGGAGTGACGAGCGTAGGCGGCTACAGGGTGGACGCGGGATGGCATGGCAAAGGGCTGGCCATCGACATCAACTACGCGCGGAACGGGTATTCTGCGTGTAGGACGGTTTCGCCGCTGGGGCGGATTGTCTACGGGGGTGAGGCTGCGGGCGCTGGCCTTCGTGGTGTAAGGGAAGCGTTCTGCGATGCTTGCGACCGGGCCTGTCATTACGTCGATGGCCAGGACGCGGACCTCTCCGCGCGGAAGAAGGGCGAGACGGACGGCGATGTTTGGGATCGCTGGCACTGGGTGAGCGAGGCCGTCGTGGCGTACTTCGCGCCGTACTACCCGGTGCGGGACGACTACGACGCTGGCGACGATGACACCCTCGGCGTGCCCATCCCGCCCCAGGTTGCGGCGGACTACCGGGCGCTGCGGGTGGTGTTGGTCGTGGGCCAGCCCCTACCCCATCCGAGGCTGACGCGGAACCCGGCGAAGGGGCTCATCAACATCACTCGCCCGGTCTTCGTGGCGTTAGGGGCGGAGGGGCTGCGGATGGGGCTTTGCGACCTGTCCGCCAGGGAGTCGGGGGACGCCATGCACTTCGACTGCGGAGCGCGGATCGTGAGCGGGGCGTGACCTCCGACGGCTATGGGCTCGCGGTGACAGCCCACGCGGCTGGTATCGCGCGGAGGATTTTCATATCCATGGCGACCGTCCCTGGGATGCCCGTGCCATCCGTATTCCCAACGCTGGATGGCGGGCTGTCCCTGGAATGGACACACTTTGGATCTTACTGGTCCGTGCTCATTCCTCCGAGCGATAGCCGCGCGTGATTCGCAAGCCTGTCATAAGCTCCAACCTGAAGGATGTGGGCTTCGATGCCCCGTCGAAGACGCTGGAGATTGGCTTCAAGTCGGGGAGGATCTACAGCTACGCCGGGGTTTCTGCACAAAGACATAGGGCACTCTTGGCAGCGCCCTCCCATGGGAAGTACCACTGGAGGCACGTCAGGACATCGTATCCATACACACGGCTCCCCGATGCTACAGGAGGAGCCAAGAGGGGAACCAAAAAGTGAGTGACTATGCCAAGGACCGGATGAGGGCTCTCTGGGCGTTGAGCAAGCAGGTACAGGAGGAGGCTCAGTTGGCGCTATTACAAGCCCCTAAAGGCACCTCAGAGCTCGATCTGCACATGATCCGCAGGCAGGTAGCAGATGTGGTTTCGGGGATTGACCGGGCCTGCTACTGGGTGGGCAAGTCCTACGGTCTGATCGTGGAGAAGGAAGATTGACACGCAGGGAGCTGCACAAGCTCTGGGTGAATCAGCTCAAGGAGCGGACACCCTGCGCGGACTGCGGGGAGCTGTACCCTGTGGAGAGCCTAGACTTTGATCATGTCTCAGGTGTGAAGCTGGGGAACATCTCCGAGATGCTTCATCTGAAGTGGGAGGTGTTGGTCAGGGAGATTGAGAAGTGTGAGGTGGTTTGCAGTTCTGACCACCGCATCAGGACTAGGGATCGTCGGTTGGATCTCCAGGTAGATGCAGCGGATCAGGAAGACGTGGAGCGGGAGCTCATCGACGGAGCCTGAGTCTTCCGTACTCGACGGTGCCCTTGTTTTTGTTCCTGCTCATCCGGGCGGACTCTCTAGCGATCCACAGTGCCATGAGACAGTCGCCTGTGTGGTTCCCTGGCATGTAGGCTTCCATCTCTTGGATGAGGAGATGGACCTCAGGCTCCAACCCCTCCCGATTCCCGTTGAAGCTGGGTATCCACCAGCGTTCCATGGCCATTTCTGCTGCGATGGACTCCACCCCGTAGGCGGGGTCGTACTTGTTCTTCCCGGTCCAGAAGGCGGAGACGGGGATGCCAGAGCCATTCAGATTCAGGAGCTGGATCAGGAACGACTGCGCGCCGTTGGACTCTACCCACACCTCGGAACGGAACAGTCTCTGCTGTTCTGTAACGCGATCCATGATCTCCTGGGCGTTCCAGCGGCCTTTGATGATGTTGAGGATCTGGTACTCCACCTTGTCTCCGCCCTGGGGCATCTCCAGGATGGTGATGACTGCGGTGGGATCGGAGGAGACACTCTGCTTCACACCCAGGTCTACCCCGGTGATGGTACGACACCCGGACGGGACTTTGATCAGCCCCTCAGTACAGAGGGACAATCCAGCACCTTTCCGAAGGGCGGTGTCCACCCATTCGGATCGGAAGCGTTGCTCTCCGTCGATCCTGGCTTGGAGCAGATAGAGGCGCTGGAACTCCACGGGGCCCACGTCGTCATCCCGGATCCCGATGATGCGATCTTCCGAGAAGGTATCGGGGTCCCGGCTGACCAACCCGCCCTGCTTATCTGGAACGAGGAGAGGGAAGCGCAGGGCCTTCCAGTTGCTTTTGACCAGCCGGTGCATGCAGTCGTCTTCGTGCCAGACGTTCCCGATGGCAACGGCCCAGCCACCATCGTTTATGCGGGTGAGGGCCTGCTTACGCACCTTGGCCTCTGTGGCATCTCTGGCACCCAGGGTGTGGGTGCTGTCGATGTCGTCGATGTCGTCGATGACCAGCCCATCCAGGCGGCTCCCTACGATAGAGCCGGTGAGCCCCACTGCCTGTACGGTTGGATCCTTACGGATGGTGTCCCGTGACACGGTGAGCATGGACTCCGACCACTTCTCCCCCGGCTTCACGTTGGGGAAGACATCTCGGAACTCCAGGCTCTCTGCGATGTAGGTCTTGAGCGTCCCGATGATTCGGTTGGCCAGCGCCCCCGTGTTGGTCATGATGGCGATGGCAGTGTTGGGGTCCTTCCCTATCCGCCAGAGCACATGCCCAATCGAAACCTGATTGGTGTTGTGGTGCATCACACCGTCCGCCAGGAAGCTGTGCTCCGTCTCCTGCACCTCCACTGCCCATGTTTCCTGTGGCTCCACGACAACACGGGTGCCCGTGATCATCACAGAGCGGATCAGAGGCTCCTCGGGGGCTGCCATGCGCCCGGGCCAGAAGTGACCGTACTCACCCGTGTCCAGCGTAATCTTCCACGGCTTCATCCCCCTGTCCCTCTGCCCAAGGAGTTGCTTGAAGGTAACAAGGGACACATCCACCAAGCTCCTGAGCCGTTGCACCTTCGCGGTTGCACCTACCCGAAGCAAGAGCCGCTGGATGGTGAGCAGAAGCTCCCTACGGACGTGCCCCACCATATGGGGCACGAAGTCATCGTCGCGTCCCACGGTCGCAGCCATGGGCCTTCGCCGCTTGTCGGGCAGGTCCATGAAGGCGGCAGAGAAGAAGGCGGAGAGCAGCCGCTCCAGGGCACGTCTGGGCAGGCAGTAGACCGCATCGGAGACACCGATGGGCCACCCCTCGGCATCCACGGCTGCCCAGAGTTTGAGGAAGGCTCCAGGGTGCATCACACCCTGCTTGTTCCCAAAGGTGATGGCAGCACCGTCTACGCGGGTGACCGGGATCCTCTCCCATCCCGCAGACCCCAGGAGCCTCTTTCTCCGGTCAGACCATTTGGTACTACCCCCCATGGTGCGGAGCTGCACAGAGCCAGTCCGTAGAACCCGGCCAGCAAGGAGGTAGCCCAGGATCTCTGCCTCATCATCTGGCAGATCCTTCTCCAGCGTCAGCATCTCAAGAGGAAGATCCAGACGACGAAGACACACAACCGAATCACCAACCTGAAACCCATCAGCACGCCTCCAAAGTAGATCCGTCCCCATCAGCGGGTGGTTCAGCGTCACCCGCTGACTCCTCCCATCCGCGAAGTCGAGCTCCACCACAGGCTTGATCCCGTCTGGTGTGCTCCGGGCTGTCACCACCTTCAGGGCATCTGAGTGTGCATCCCAGGTCAGAACCTTGGTCCACTCCGCCAGGGCCTCTACAGGAGCCCATGCCCCAGAAGCTAGAAGGATGGGTGTACCCCGTGTGGAACATTTGCCGCATCCCGGATGGGTCCAGATGGCTGTGCGGCTGGACTCCATGATGGCTTTTTGGATCAGCTCATGGTCAGGGTGCTGGTAGATCTGCCCCCCGTCTTTCTCGTTCTTGAGGACGTAGGCGCAGAAGTAGCTGGGATCTTTCCTGGCGAGGGTGATCATGGCCCGTCGGTAGTCACGGGCGACGGTGGCTGCGTACTCTGGGTTCTCTCTTGCGAGAGTAGCCAGTGCAACTTGGTCGAGCTTCACAGGATCTCCGGGGTTGGGATCTTCTCAGACACGAGTTCACCTTCTGCGGGGATGATGTGGCTCTTCCTGGTGAGATTGCCCAGGCTCTTGGCCAAGTTGTTGAGGATGAGCATGGCACCCTCCTCGTTCATGTCGGCCAGATCGTCGGGCTCCCCCTCGCCACTATCCAGCGGTTTGCGGACCATGAAGCGTTCGGTACGGGCAGCGGCTTCCATAGCGGCCTGGGACTTCAGGATGGTGGCTCCGAGAACCTGGATGGTGTCCCTGATCTCCTTCATGGACATGTCGGACCCCTTCAAGCTGACCCGATCCTCCAGTAGCTTCGCTGTTGTCTGGAGGGTCTTCAGCAGCCCCATCCCAGCAGCCCCAAACCCAATAGCAATCCGTCTGTTGAGACGACGAACGGTGGTCTCATCATCCAGGGCCTGAAGCTGCTCCTGCCGGGAAGCGAGGGCAGCCTCCGCCTCCTTTTGCTCCTGGGCAGCTTCGCGCTGATCGAATCCCTGGGCCCAGGATGTGGTCTGGCCACCACGGAGGAGTGGCGGGTGTTGCTGCCGGATTTGGGTCAGGGTTGCTTTGGCCCCACCAACCGCAGGTGTAACATCTGGAGCTGGGGAGGTGACACCGAGTTTGGTCCAGGAGATCTTGGGCAGCCCCGCACGGCTCATGGCTGCTCCTCGATGGGTGCCACCTCGATGGCAAGGAGACCCTCGGCAGTTAGCTGGATGCCCCTGGATATGAAGGGGATCAGGCGAACCAAGCCCTTCTTCTCCGCAGCGGCAAGGATGTCGGAGACAGCCGTGGCGGACTTGATCCCCAACTTAGCGGCCAACTCCCTCTGGGTGGGCGGGTAGCCGTTGATGCTGATGTAGTCACGCACAAGGGTCAGAACTTCTCGCTGTCGATCGGTAGGCTCACGCATGAACAGCAGGGTATGTGTATTTGTCCAGTCTGACAACCGGACAGCCTACGGTTTGTCAGGGTAAGGTTCCGCCATGCCGATTCAACGAGACCCATCAGATTCTGGTGGGGCCATGTCTGCGCTGGGCGACAACGACACCGCTGCGACAGGGGGCAAGCACCTGAAGCTCACGGCACGTCAGATGGAGCTCAACACACGCTGGAGCTTCTTCAAGGTCCAGGAGCACATGGGCAAGGGCGTGGATTGGGAGGGTAGGGCCGTCATGTCTGGGCCTGCCAGGGACGGCATCTCCCGCAACGGCTACCTCCCCCCGGGCTACGCGGTGGTAGGGGACGGCCTACCCAGAGAGTTCCGCAGACCTGTAGCCCCCTACGGGATTGTTCGGAACATCGTGAGCCGGTTCACTGGGCTACTCTTCTCCAACCGGAAGCAGCCCAGGGTGGGTGTTCCTGGGGATGAGGACACGGAGGACTGGCTCAACGCACAGCTAGTCTTCGGGCAGTTCTGGTCTGCCATGATCCAGACCCGGAACTACGGCGGCGGCATGGGATCGGGCTGCACCGGGTTCAAGTTCGTCCAGGGGCGCTGTCAGTTTGAGGCGTTGGACCCGCGCTGGGCCACGGCGGAGTTCATGGGGAAGGGCTCCCAGGATCTTCAGCGCCTGACGATTGAGTACACCTACGTCAAGGAGGAGAAGGACCTGGAGGGAAACTGGAAGCCCATCTGGTACTGGTATCGCAGGGTGATCGACACGGAGACGGATACGGTCTGGGTGCCCGTGAAGTGCAAGCAGAAGGCACCGGCCTGGGACTACATCCAGAAGAACGTGGTCCGTCACGGCCTGGGCTTCGTCCCCTACGAGTGGGTCCAGAACATCTCCGAGGGGGCGGATATGGATGGGGAGCCGGACTGTGCGGGCATCTACGAGATGGTCCAGGCAATCGACAACCTGATGACGGAGGTTTACTCCGGGACCATCAAGAACCTGGACCCCACCCTGGTCCTCACCACCGACGCATCCCTGGGCACGCTCGCCAAGGGCTCCGACAACGCACTGAAAATCCCCATCGGCAGCAGCGCCTCCTACCTGGAGCTGGCAGGCTCCGGCCCAACCCTGGGGATCACGGTCGCGAAGGAGCTGGAGGATCGGGCGTACCGTCTGGCCCAGTGCGTCCCGGATCAGGTGCTCTTTCAGAACTCTGGGGAGAAGACAGCCCTGGAGATCGAGCGGGTTTACTCCTCCATGCTGGAGCGGGCGGACGATCTGCGGGAGCAGTATGGCCCCATGATCATCCGCCTCTGCCAGAAGCTGCTTCAAGCGGTGAGGATGTGGACGGCGATCCGGGAGGTTCCCGGCCCAGATGGCACGACTCGGTTTGTGCGGGGGAAGGTCTACACACCCCCGAAGGTGGTGCAGCAACCGGATGGGGATACGCTGGAGGTCCCCCGTGACATGGGGAAGGGCACGATCTGCGAGGTGAAGTGGCCCCCGTACTTCCGCCCCACACTGTCCGATGTAGAAACCGCCCTTCGGATCTGCACCACCGCCAAGGATGCGGAGGTGATGACCAAGGCCACCGCCATCAAGTTCTACGCCCCCTATGTCAGCATGGACCCGCTGAAGGAGATGCACGATCTCAAGAAGCAGGAAGAGGCGAATCTGGCAGCTCAGGCAGATGCGGCAGCAACCCCCGAGGATGCCGGAGCAGATCCAGGTGCGGAGCCTGCTGCCGAAGGAGAAGATCCAGGAGCGGATGAGGGTGCCGATCCCGCCGCCGAGGATACTGGAGCTGCACCGAGTCCGTCTGCACCGAAGACGGGGCCAAGCATGACTCCGGCTGCATGGAAGGCGGGGTTGGATGCGGGGATTGTGACCCTGAACGAGTACCGCATGGGAGCCCTGGGGCTGGGTGCCCTCCCGGATGGCGACCTGACGATGATCCAGTACAGGGCGAAGTTCGCGGAGCTCTTCGTGGCGAACGCCGCGATCAGCTCGCCAGCCATGGCGGCTAAAGCGATGGCGGGAGATGGAGGCGCAGAAGCGCCTGGAACTCCTGGGAAGGGAGGACCGCTAGGACAGCCCCCAGGGCGTCCCAACAATGCTCCTGGCGAGCCCGCTTCAGGACGCCCCAGTCCACAAGTTGCTGGGTCTGAAGAGGCTCTGCCATCCGACGAAGCACCCCCTGGTGAACCTGGAGCTTCGTTGCCGAGCGGTCCCCCGCCACAAACAGCTTCAGCGCCTGTGGCGTCACCTCCAGAAGAGGAAGCCCAACCAGAAGAGGGCTGATCGCTCCCCAGGCATGGGCCATCTTGATCGAGCTGGCAGGGTTGATCCTCGGCCAGCTCTGAGACTCCACCACCACCACCTGCGGCTCCGTCCTCTCCATCACCTCCTTGAGACGTGCATGGAGAAGCTGGGACCGCCGTAGGTTGTCCGCTGTGTCCGACAGCCCCTCCTTGCCCTTGCCAGTGTAGATGGCCTCCGCTCCCGTCAGAGTAAGCACACCGCCCAACAGATGACAGGACACCACACCCAGATTACAGAAGGCGATGTCCAACCCGATGATCCGCATGGCGGCGACCTCCGTTGCACCCCGAGAACACAGGGGGCTTGACGGCCCACTACCACGCGGGTAGGACAGATGCACAGGTATGGCATCCACATTGATCCTCAATGGCTACCGCTACACCACCGGGGGTGCTCCTTCGTTCTCTACGGAGGTGCTGGATCACCCGCTTGGCCACGTCACCCCGAGGGATCCGAACTGGCGGGATGGCCCATGGAAGCTGCGCTACCGTCTGATTGATCAGGCGATGCCCCATGAGAACTGGATGACCATGCTGGAGCTTCTCCGGCTAGTTCGCCAGGATGAGCCCTGGGTAGTTCTGGGTGTCCATGATGGGAAGCTGGACACCGCCATGGTCAGGGGGAGCACCGTTCCGCTTTTCCGAATCCTAGATCGTGCGGCTGTGATCCGCGAAACCATCCTGGAAGCGCCCCCAGTAGAGCGATCCAAGATCAACAGAAAGCAAGTAGACCGATGGGACAAGAAGTAAAGAAGAGCCCGATCATCCACCGCAAGCAGTTCATGGACGGGCGGATGACCCCGCAGGAGCTGCACGCATCCACCGCGTTCCCTCTGGGTGCGAAGTGTACGGGCTGTGGCGGCCCCCCGATGACCTCCATCCACTCCTACGGGGAGGAGGCGGAGATGCTGAAGCGCGACCCCAATCTCCTGGTGCTCCTGAAGACGGACCCGGAGAAGTACGCCCAGATGCGGACCCAGACCAAGATGGGCTACTTCCTCCGCATCGGGGCCGTCTACGCCTGCTCCCTCTGCTCCAAGCAGGCACAGAAGGAAGCTGCCCGCCACCCGAGCTGGTGCTTCGTCGAGATCGACACCGGCCCTACCCCAGACCGTCTGGTGACCGGGTACACCGGGAACTGATCTGGCCAAACCCACGGATCCGTGGTCTTCTAGCCTAGCTCATGGGCGTTTTCGGTGATCATCTCAGCACGGCCACGCACCTTGCGACGGGGGCGAAAGCCTACGCCCAGACCAATCGCGCCGACTACCACGCGCTGCACGGGAACATGCCCAGCGTGCGTGACTACATCCATTCGGATGCAGGACGGGCCTCGGCGCGGCACTCCGTAGGTACGGGCATCAGCAAGTGGCTGGGCTCCGCCACCAGCCGGAACTTCCGACGCGGGAACTTCATCATGGGGACGCTCATGACCTTCGCGGGTCATGCCCTGGCGTCCCACATGAGCAACCTGAAGAATGACCAGCGGATTTTCACGAACGTAGCCAAGGTACGCCGTGGTGATCCTGAAGTAGCTCACATGTCCCACAACGAACTGCGGGAGGTGGCCCACCACGCGGAGAGGTACGGGGGTCACGACCATGCTGCCATCCATGCGGGGGCAACGGGGGAGCTGACACGGAGGCACGAGAGCAAGGGCCAGGAGCGTGCCCATAGCCGGATCACCCAGGACAAGGCGATCCACGAGCATCGCCAGGGACAGAGGGAGGCAGCACACGTTGATCGAATCCGCCGCCTCCGGGAAGTGGCAGGGCACACCAGCACTGCCAGGGTAGCGGAGGCGCAGAAGCTGGCGAACATCAAGAAGGCGGTAGAGACCGTCAAGACCAAGGGCGTCCAGGATCGCCAGAAGGCCATCCGTGCCACCATGAAGGCACAGAGCCCCGAGGGTGCGGCGAAGCGAAATGCCGAACATGACGCACGCCAGAAGGCCACCAGAGATCATTCCTACGGGCGGGATGAGGCCAAACTGACCAAGAAGACGAAAGGCGGGGGCTACTACACCAAGGTTGGTGGTGGCACATTCTACCAGAGCGACAAAACAGCCGCGGGTCGCAAGGCCAAGGGCGCTGGCGCGGGGCGTAAACGCTCGGTCTGATCAGCAGGAAGAGGGACGACGGATCATGAGTTTAGATGGGCCACTCCCATACTACGGCGGCAAGAAGACCACCGCACAGCACATCATTCCCCACTTCCCGAAGGGTGCCACGCTCTATGTGGAGCCCTTCTTCGGGGGTGGCGGTGTGTTCTTCCAGATGCCCAAGGAGCTTTTCCATGTCCAGGTAATCAACGACCTGAACAAGAGCATTGTCACGTTTTACCGGGTTCTAAGGACGCGGGTAGATGAGCTGATCCGGGTTTGCGAACTCACACCCTACGCGCTCGAAGAGCATCGGGCATGTAAGAGGTTCTCGGAGGACAACCCAGAGGACGAACTGGAGGTGGCGAGGAGAGTCTGGGTCAGGGCAAGGCAGAGTTTCGGAGGTGACCAGACTGAGACTGTGAGTTGGAGGCGTGTAGGTGTAAATCACACGCAGAGTGATTCTACAGAGGTGCAACTACGCCACCTACGAGATTATGCTGCGCGCTTCCGTAGTGTACACATTGACTGTGAAGACGCCACACAGCTCGTGTCCAGGTACGCCAAGCCCGGTGCGTTCATCTACGAAGACCCACCCTACCACATAGAATCTCGCAGTTCGTCTGGTGGTTACCAGTACGAGATGACAGAAGCCCAGCATCTGGGTCTGTTTGATGCCAACGAAGCTGCTACTAAGTTGGGGGCCAAGATCATGATCTCAGGCTATGGCGGAGCCTTCTACGATCAGACATACAAGAACTGGAGGCGGACGGAGTTCACACGATACAACATGATAACCAACCCGAAAGATGGGCAGGTTCTCAAGACCGAGGTGCTCTGGATGAACTACCCAGCTTCTGAGGAGATTGGAGCCCACTGGCAGAGCTCCACGCCCAAGGGGAAGAGCGCCGCGGAGAAGGGCATCCTGAAGGCACTACGCGGGCGGGGCATCGTCCGATGAGGCGTCTGGCAGTTTCACATCAGTAGGAAGGGGGACAACGGATCATGAGTTTGGATGGGCCGCTTCATTACTTTGGCGGTAAGAAGCTGATTGCACGGCACATCATCCCCCACTTTCCCAAGGGTCCAACACTCTATGTGGAGCCCTTCTTTGGGGGAGGCGGTGTGTTCTTCCAGGTGCCCAAGGAGCTTTTCCATGTCCAGGTAATCAACGACCTGAACAAGGGCATCATCACCTTCTACCGGGTTCTCCAAACAAGAACGGATGAGCTGATCCGGGTTTGTGAGCTCACACCCTATGCGCTTGAAGAGCACCAAGTCTGCAAGCGGTTCTCGGAGGACAACTTCGAGGATGAGCTGGAGGTAGCCCGGAGGGTTTGGGTTCGCTCCAGACAGAGCTTCAGCGGGATGCAAACCCCCACGGTGGGTTGGCGTCGCCCCATACCGGGTGCCTCCCATGCAGCAGGGTCAGAATCCCGACTCCGGCAGTTCCAACAGTATGCAGACAGAATGTTGGGTGTCTGCATGTATAATCAGGATGCCATACACATGATCCAGCAGTACCAGCATCTCCATGCGTTCATCTACGAGGACCCGCCCTATCATGCGGAATCTCGGGTAGTCAACGAGGGGTATCAGCACGAGATGACTACAGACCAGCACGAGACACTGGCACAGGCTAATCACACCGCCGCAGGAGCGGGGGCACGGATCATGGTGTCGGGCTATGGTGGTGTACTTTACGACAGGCTCTATCAGAGCTGGAGACGTGTGAGCTTCGATCGCGCCATCACCACAACCGCCCGAGAGGGCAGCACAACAGCCACCGAGGTTCTCTGGATGAACTACCCCGCCTCTGAGGAGATCGGAGCGCGCTGGCAGGATGCCGCCATCGAGGGAAAGAACTCCACAGAGACGGCCATCCTGAAGGCACTACGGGGTCAGGGCATCGTCCGATGATCCACCATTCCATCTTCCGAAAGACCGACGGCTACCTGGAGGTAGCGGCGATCCCATCACGGGGGATGGTGGAGCTCTTCTTCTCCGCCCCCCGCGACCCAGCATCCTGTGTCGTCCGTGCCCATCTATCCGAGGGTCTGGCACTCCGTCTGGCGCTCTGGATGCTCTGGTACTGCATCTGGAACAGGCTCCTGGGGCTGCGATCCTGGCAGGAGACCCGGAAGCAAAGGGCACAGCTCCTCATGGATGCACAGTCTGAGGATATGGAACGCATCATCTGACCAGCCTGGGCAAGTCTGCCCGCACTTGAAATGCTGTGATAGCCTGGGCTTCGGCAGGTCCAACGCCCTGATTAGGGCAGAGAAGGCAAGATCATGGGGTCGCATGCAGGTCTGAAGAAGGTCCAGAAGACGGTCAAGGGCAAGCACGGGATGGTGAAGCGCAGCTACTGGGTGCGCGCCACTGCCGCCGTGAAGGGCGCTGGCAAGCGCGTCGGGAAGTTCGCCAGGGCGCACGAGGTCGGCCTCAAGCGCGGCGCGAAGATCGCTGGGGCGGTCGTTGCGGCTGCGGCGCTGGCGAAGGGCGGACACTACGCGCACAAGAACGCCGGGAAGATCGTGGGCGCTGCTCTGGCCGCGCACGGCTCAATGAAGGTCTCGGGGGCATTCAACAGGCTGGCGCGGGCTGCGGGGGCCACGGACGCACACATCGGCTTGCGTGCGCGCATCGGTCACGCCATCGGGGATGCCAAGGTCGGTGCCAAGTTGGGGCACATCGCAGACAGGATCCGCGAGGATCTGCGCTCGCCGAACCCGGAATCGCTGGGCGGGCCAAAGGGTCGCACGGTCGTTGACGAGCTTCACCGCGACCAGCGCGCCATGCGCTAGGCGTGGGGCACGCACATGGCCAAGCACAGCTTACACAAGGTCAAGAAGACCGTCCGTGGTAAGGGTGGCAAGACCTACCAACGCTCCGTGATGGTGAAGTCTGCGGATGCGGGCTCCAAGAAGACCAAGAGGGCTCTGAAGTCGGAAGGATCTACCACCCACGGCATCCTTGGGCGGCACGGGGGGAGGATCCTCGCAGCTACCGCCCTGACGGCAGCGGCAGCGTACATGGCGCACAAGCATCTGGGTTCTGGCACTGCATCTCGCAGCAGCGCGCCCGCCGCACACGAGCACCCGCACGATGCGTACATGCGGATCAACAAGATCAAGCCTAATATGAGCCACGACTACGATGCATACATGCGGGACAACAAGATCAAGCCGCATGTCATGCGCTAGGTAGGATGGCACATCATGGCTAAATCAAATCTACGCAAGGTCAAGAAGACCGTCCGTGGCAAGGGCGGCAAGACCTACCAGCGTTCTGTGATGGTGAAGTCAGAGGATGCAGGTGCCAAGAAGACCAAGTACGGTCGTCGTGGTGCCCTGGCCGGTGCTCTGTTCGGCGCTGTGGCGGGTGCAACCACTTTCGGCACTGCGGGTGCCGTTGCAGGGGGGCATGCCGCACACGGTCTGATCCGGGACTCAGGTGCCGCGCGTGTAGTGCCGACGGCGGGTAAAGCTGTCCTCATCGGCTACAACACCGCGCGGGTAGGTACGATGGGTGCCGTATTCGGCGCGGTCACTGGCGCTATCAGCGGTGCCATCGCAGGCAGGTCCATCGGGCGTGCCATGGCTCCGGGTACGGGCACTGCATCCCGCAACGGCAATCGAACCCAGAGCGGGTCTGCCAACTCAAACGTCCGCGGACTCCACTCAATGAGTCCTCATGATGTCATGAAGGAATACCAGGCCGAGATGCAGGGGCACAGGAATGCGATACGCAGGCAGGAGGTCATCGCGGCGAGGCCGAGTGTGATGCCAGACGCACACGCTATTCGGACACAACAGAACGCACCCTATGATGGTACGCAGATCCGTAGGAAGCCCCTCCTCTTCTAATATGTCGCGACCTGGACTCACGAAGAAGCAGGTGAAGGTGCGCGGCAAGCGTGGCACCTACCTCCGTTCCTATTGGGTCCGGGCTACGGGCGCGGATCTGCTGGCCAAGGGCGGCGATCATCTTGGGCGATCTCTGGGCAGTCTCGTCGGAGCCCATGCGGGTGCTGCCATAGGGAAGCACAAGGCGGGTACGGTGGGCAGGCTCTTTGGGTATGCCGCAGGGCATACTGCTGGGCGGGTTGCCGGAGCAAAGATTGGCCAGGAGGTTGGGTACAACGTCGGGGCCAAGATGACCAAGCTCGCTGCCCGGAACCTCGCCACGGCCTCCCATGTCGTGGCACACGCCATTGATGTGGGTCGGATGTTCCATGCGGTGAAGGCTCTGTCGGATGCACGGAGGTAGGAAGTGCCTGGGCACGCAGGGCTGAAGAAGATCACCAAGTCTGTCCGCGGAAAGCACGGGCAGGTCCGCCGGTCCTATTGGGTGCGATCCCAGGAGGCTACGACCGGCTTCGCGTCCCGCCACAAGAAGAAGCTCATCGGAGCGGCTGTGGTGGCCGCTACGGTAGCGGGGTTGGCGTATGGGAATCGGAAGGCACTGACCTGGGCACATCAGGGTGCCAAGCAGAGGTTGGGCGAGCACCTTGAGAAGGGGGGCTCCCGCTCGCTCTTGGAACAGTTCCGTGCTGCAACGCGCGGTGCCAAGGGCGGCTGGGATTTGGCAGCGAGGAAGGGCGGGCCTGGAACGCTCAGGACCAACACTGCGAAGGCGTACCACAAGCATCTGGGCACAGAGAAGGCTAGGGCCAAGACAGCCGAGTTCCTGGTGAGAACTGCCAGCACTGCGGCAGGGCATGTGGTCAGGTCCAAGGTAGCCATGGAACTTGCCGAACACGCAGGAACACTTGCCGGAGCCGCTTTGGGTATGAGAGGCAAAGGCAGCACGGCCAGCCGAACGGGCCGCTCCGCCGTAGGTGCAATCATCGGGAATGCCCTCGCCCGTGGTGCAATCAAGCGGGCTCGCAAGCGATTTGGTGCGGAAGATGATGATGAGTAGGAAGGTGAATTGATCATGGCTAGAGCAGGATTGGTAGCCAAGAAGGTTGCTGTCAGGGTCAAGGGCAAGACCATCATGAGGACCATGTGGGTCAGGGCTACCCCCAAGAAGCTCGGGATGCAGGGCCTTCATAATGAAAAGGTCAACAAGGATGCTGCGCATCTTCTTCGCATTGGTATGAAGATTATGGGGGCAGGTACTGGGATTGCCGCAGGCTCTCACATCGGCAAGGGGGGTGTTGCACACGTCGTAGGCGGGGGTGCCGTCGGGCTTACCGCTGGACACCTATTGGGGCGGCACCTGGCGGATAGCAAGATGAGCGCAGACCATAAGGCCCAGTTTGGTCTAGCAGCCGCAGCGGTTGGCGTAGCAGCAGCAGCACACGGAATATACAGGGGCACTAGACAACAGATGGCGCTGAGTAAGGAGCCTCGCTGATCATGGCGCGGGCTGGGCTAAAGAAGGTCGTCAAAACCGTCCGCGGGAAGCGTGGCACGGTCAAGCGAACCTATTGGGTCAAGACAAACCCGACGGTGAAGGGCCTACGCTCCGCGGGCCCAGAGAAGGGCCCAGGCTTCCTCCGTAGACACGCCGGGAAGATTCTGGGTGCAGCTGCTCTGGTTGGTGGCGCGTACATCGCGCACAAGCACGGGCATGGAATCGCCGGAGCTTTCCGAGGTGCCTCCGCAGCGCATGGATTACACCAGGGCGAAGGCCTCAAGGACCGCTTGAAGGCAGCACTGGGCGGTGCGAGCTCTGGCTACCACAACAAGAAGCGGGATCTAACCGGAGCGGAGGTCCGCGGTCATCTAGGCGATGGAGCCACTGCTGCCAGGGCCAAGTTTGCATCCGCCCGTGAGTCCCTTTCGACCAGGACAGCGGGAGCGCGTGCGGCGGTCACGGCATACCGCCGTGGGATCGGGGCGGATCTGGCTGGCCACATGACCAAGGTTGGCGGCGAAGCCGCTGCACACCACATCGGCTCCCACTTCGGCACGGTAGCGGGCACCGCTATCGGCGGGCTGGCAGGTGGCGGTGTGGGTGCGGGCGTCGGAGGCTTCCTGGGCGGACACGCAGGGGGATACCTCGCAGGTCGTCACACGGAGAAGCACATCATCCGCGCAGCCCAATGGGCGCAAGAACGGTTGCAGCGATGAGCGGCCACCCTGGTCTTCATCGCAAGGTGCTCATGGCGCACGGCCCCAAGGGGGACACACGCCGTACCTACTGGGTGAAGGACCAGGAGCCCATCCGTATCAGCTCGGGTGTGGAGAAGAAGCAGCGGGTTGTGAACCCTGGAATCCACCCCAAGGAGAGGATCTCCGTTAGCTACGGGATGATCTTCTCCAAGACCGCCAACCACGGGGTTGATGCTGCGGTCCATGCCATCGGGCAGGTCCACACCGTCCCGAAGGATCTGCTCAAGATCAAGATGAATGTCACAGGCTCCCTCGGCGGGGCAGGGGGCATGTACATGCTCCGCGATCCTGAGATCAAAGTCTCCAAGTGGGCCAAGGGACATGCGGGTATCGCCGCGCACGAGTATGGGCACTTCCTGGATCACAACCTATTCGGGGCTGGGGGGGTGTCGGGACAGGACGGTCTGAGGGGCATGGGCACCATGCGCCGCTCCAAGGAGCTCAAGGGGCTGATGACCGCCATCTATAAAAGTGATGCAGCCAAGCAGCTCATGGGGCGGCATGAAGCCGCAATCAAGAACGACTGGCCCAACGCCAAGCGGAGCGCGGAGTACCTTCTGATGCCTGCGGAGCTATTCGCCCGAAGCTACGCACAGTGGGTGGGCCACCATGCGGGGGGCGCTGTTCAGCACGACACCAAAGCGTTTGGGGACCAGTGGCGACAGCTCGGTAACATGCACGCGCAGTGGGACGACAAGGACTTCGCACCCATCGCCAAAGAGTTTGATCGACTCTTCGCTCGGCGCGGGCTACTGAACCGCAGGAATGTGAGCTGATTATGGCTAGAGCAGGACTGGTTGCGAAGAAGGTAGCTGTCAGGGTCAAGGGCAAGACCATCATGAGGACCATGTGGGTCCGCGCCAACCCGAAGAAGGTGGGGCTGCGAAGTTCGGGGATGATGATCCGCAAGGGCTCTGTCCTCGACAAACTCAGGCAGCACAAGGGCAAGCTCATCGGAGCTGCCATGCTTGCCGCTACGGCTTATGGGCTCCACAAGGGCGGGAGGGCACTCGCAGCAGCCCCTGGTGGTGCTCGCATGGGTCATGCCATATTCAAGGCGCACGCGGCGGAAGCGGGCGTGAAGACTACGATGCGCCAGCGACTCGGCGTTGCTCTTCAAGGTGCAACTGCTGCCATGCGAGCGCACCACGGCGACAGCGCGGTTGGGACTCGTGTGGCTGGCGCATTTAGGAGTGCAGGCCATGAGGTTGCCCAGACGGCGCGATTCGGTGCGGGTCTGGCCAAGATTGCAGGCACGTCCCTCCGCCACCCCATTGAAGCCGTGAAGGCTTTTGGTAGTGTCGTGAAGGCAGGTGCGACGCACATCCGAGGTCTTCGCCCGCCACCTCGGGCGGCGAAGGTCTGAAAGGCTCCGTGGCGAACCGATGATCCACACAAAGGTCGTGACGACCCACAGTATTGTGGCACCCCCCGATGGTGTCCTGAAGAACGCACCCCCCCAGCTTCATGCCCTGGAACGGGACATGGACCCTGTGGAGGACGTGGCATCCCTGATAAAATTCATCTCGGAGGGGAACCCCTATGGTGACCTCGGGGTCGAGCCTGATGACGGCCCCGTCTTCGATTCTGTGGATCTGGCACGCAGGATCATGGCTGGCGAGTCCTGGGACGAAACCGGGGACGTTTGACACACCCAGGCATGTTATAGGATTCTACCGTAGTGCCACCACCTGACATGCAAGCTTGGTCCCGAGGTCAGACACCTCGCGGACAGCCCCCTCAAGGGCCCGAGGAGGATCCGGTTCCCCATGAGGAGCTGGACCCAAGCCGAGCGGAAGCTCTGGGGAGCGGCTCTGGGGCCCTGTCCCCGGAGCAGCTTGAGAACATCGTGACCCTGACCAGGAACCATCTTCCTCAGATCGAGGAGTCGGTTCAGACGATGGAGCCCACGATTCTCCTGGCAGATGACCAGGAGCTTCCCGAGGACATGGCGGACAAGATTCTGGAGCTGGTGGATGGTTGGGGTGACGGCCTCCCGGAGATGCTCAAGAGCATCGCCCCCGAGGATGCCATCGCAGTCGCACAGGCTTTGGCGGGTGAGATCGCGGAAGTGGAGCCCATCCTGGTGGGTGCATGGCTCTGGCGGGCAGGAGAGCTCACCTGATGGCACAGCAACGTCTTCTGCTTGACGGGTCGATCACGGTAGCCAACCCGGTAGGTAGCCCCTCGGGGGAGCCGTCCATCGTGCTCACCCTGAACGAGCAGGTGTTCCTGAAGCGGCAGCTCTCCACCAACCTCACCCTGAGCACAGATAATGTGGTTCAGGTGAGCCTGGGCACCCTGGGTGCGGTGAACTTCCTGTGCATCCGTGCATCGGGGGGCTATGTCCGCGCACGCATCACTAGCTCGCAGGGCCAGACACAGAGCCTGCCAGTTGACCCGATCCTGATTCTGCGGTGTGATGATGTGAACATCACCGCGATTGATCTGACCCGAGAGGCAACCGTAGACACTGAGGTCTACATTGTTCTCGGTGAGAAAGCCTGATAGGGAGAGCATCCATGGCCATCACCGTAGCTGACATCACGCTTCAGAAGATCCTGAACTTCTGCAACCTCAACCAGTTCATGAACGCCCTGAAGAAGGTGAAGCTCGGCAACGTGCTTGCGCCTGTGAAGGTGACGTTCGTGGGCCTCTCGGCTGCGGCTGCGATCGACATCACCACGAACGCATCGCGCCTTGCGGCGACGATCGTGGGCCTTGATCGCGGGCTCTCGGACAACCTCCCGGCCATCCATGCGGTCAAGACCGTTCGGGTCACGGCCTCGGGCACGGCCAACAGCCTGGGCACCTACGCCATCGGGGATGCGGGCTCTGCCCTGCTCTCCCCCCTCGGTTCAACCGTCGTTGGCGTCGCCCTGCTTTCGGATGACGGCAAGACGCTGACCTTCCCGTCCACGATCACGGCGTTCGTGATCCAGTACATCCCGCGCCCCGAGTTCGATGTGGTCACCACCATCTGGCCCTCGAACGGCTGATCTGACAAGAAGAACTGGAAGAGGGGACACTGATCATGCAAGACGAAACCGAGCTCACCGAGACCGAGGCCCTCATCGACGAGGTTGTTACCGACATCGAACAACCTGCCGAGCGGGCCGTACAGGCACCTCCGCGTGCTCCGCTCCCCTCCGCCAATGCCAAGGCACGGTCGGAGGAGCGCAAGACGGATCGGGATGCGGGACGTGCCTCTGTCATGGAGGCGTACAACAAGCGCGCTCAGGCCCTCGGGTTTGAGGGTGTGGAAGCGATGATGAAGGCGGGCCCTGGCGGCAAGCCCACCCCCAAGCCTCTGGATAGGGGTGCGGCGGATGCTGCCATCCAGGCAGAGAACGTCACGCTTCGGAAGACGATTCAGGGTCTTCGCAGTCGGATCTCCGTCCTGGAGAACGACGGTCAGCTTCGGCAGATGGCCTACGAGGCTGGGGTCCAGGGCGAGGAGATCGACTACGCTCTGTCCCACCTCAACGGGCACTACCGCAAGCTCTCGGATACGGATGCCAAGAGCTTCGATGCGGCCAAGTACCTGAAGGATGATCTGCGGGCCAAGAAGCCTGGGATCTTCCAGCAGGTTCTCCAGGCTCAGGCGGAGCGGAAGATCGAAGAGCTGGAGGTGGGCTCTACCCCCGGAGGCGGGGCTCCAAGGAGTATGCCTCCGGGCGAGGTACGCACGGAAGGTGCGGCACTGTCCCAGCCAAAGCAGGCCAATGAGATGACCAGGGCGGAGTACCAGGAGTACCTTCGCAAGAAGGGCTACAAGAACCCCGCCTCCATGGTGTGAGGATTCGCAACTGATTCGATGGGGCCAGAAACCCCCCTGACCCCGGAGAAAGAGCAAGTAATATGGATTTCTCGAACATCATCGCCACCCCAGAAGTCCGCGCCATCGTCCAGGAGGGTTTCCTGGAGCGTGCGTTCCATGATGCCCTCTTCCCCTCGATGATCTATCGCGGAGACGTGGTGGCCTCCCCGTGGCCTGCCGGTGTGGGTGACACCTACATCGCGTCGGCCCCTGGTCTGATCGCGCCGAGTGGCCGTCCGCTCCGTCCTGGTACGGACCCGGAGCCCATGAGCTACACGATCGAGCAGTGGGAAGCCCAGCTCAACACCTACGCCGGGACGATCGACACGAACATCCCCACCTCGGTGCAGGCGATCGTGGATCTGCTCCTGCGGAACAGCCACCAGCTCGGGCTCCAGGCTGCCCAGACCCTCAACCGTCTGGTCCGCAACCGCTTCTACAACGCTGCGGAGTCGGGCTCCACGGTGACCAACGGCGCGCAGGGAGGCGGTGGGTCCACCAGCCTTGTCGTGAAGCGCCTCAATGGCTTCACGAAGTCGCGAAACCCCAGCCTGACGAACGGCTCCCGTGTTCGCTTCTCGGCGGTCAGCTCCAGCAACCCGCTCCAGATCAGCATCGCGGGTACGGTTCGCAACGTGGTCGGCTTCACCCCGAGCACGTCGGGCGATGAGATCGGCCCGGGAACGCTCATCCTGGATGCGGTCGCGGTCTGGGGTGATCGTGACTTCGTTCAGTCGGTGGACCGTTCGGAGATCGTCTACGTCGGCGGCGGCAACAAGGTGGATGACCTGGGTGTCACGGACCTCCCCCGGCTTCAGGACATCAGGAACTGCATCATGCGGCTCCGGCGGAACAACATCCCGATGCATCCGTCTGGTTGCTACCATGCACACATCGGCCCGGTGTCCCTCGCCGCGCTCATGGCGGACACTGAGATCCAGCGCATGCTCACGGGCCGTCCCGAGAACTACATGTACACGGACTTCGTGATCGGCAAGATGCTGGGCGTGATCTTCGTGGACAACAACGAGGTTCCGACCAAGCTCACCGTTGCTCCCGCGGACGGCATCACCTTCAGCCTGGATGACGCCTTCGCGCCCGAGCTGACCCGCGATGGGACGGCGACCGGCATGGAGGTGCATCGCATGCTCTTCAGCGGTTTCGGTGCGATCTACGAGTACTACCAGGATCCGGCCCAGTTCATCACTGAGGCGGGCATGGTGGGCAAGATGGGCGATGTCCAGGTCAACAACAACGGCATCGAGATCTCCTCGGAGCGTGTCAAGCTGATCATGCGCGCCCCCCTCAACCGCCTTCAGGACATGGTGGCCACCTCCTGGCGCTTCGACGGTGACTGGCCCATGCGTACCGACGCGGCCACTGGCACCCCCGCCCGGATGAAGCGCGCCATCGTGTGCGCCCACGGCTTCGACTCCTGAGCACTAGCTCCGGTAACACGGAGCCAAGCCCTGACGGTCTGGGAGATGGCTTCCAGCACCTTCGCCCCCGATGGGTCGCAGAGCCAGATCATCCCCCCTCTTGGTTTGGTTCTGCGGCCTGTCACTACGCATCGCCACTTCCCTCCCATGCATCTGACTGGTAGGCTCCGACCTTCATGGGCAAGAAGCACCACAGCCACCACGAGATCACCAAGGCACCACAGACTGCTCTGATACCCCAAGCGGAGTACATCCGTGATCTGGCGGAGGTCACGGAGGCACAGGTGGAAGCGCCGGTTGTCTGTGCTGTAGAGATCCCGGAGCCAATCCCGCAGAAGATCGTGAAGGCATGGCGGGTGCTCAAGGAGAAGATGGTGGTGATCCACGGGGGCACTACCTACGTCTCCCCTGGCAAGATCATCCGGGACCACTCCATCTACCTGAAGCTCCAGCAGCAGCAGGTAGAGTTGGAGCCCTACCCCGAGATCGAAGTAGTCTGAGGGCCCATGTCCTACCTCCTCACAGAGTCAGAGAAGGCGATGACCAGAAGGCATCTGGGCTTTCCCGGCACCAGTGCGGTATCGGTCTACGCCTTCGGGATGGTGATCCCGATGCAGGGTGCCTTCCTGATTGAGAGCGCCATGGACCACCTCACGGAGCACAGCGTTGCTCGGGTGCGGCAGCTCCTGGGCATCTTGGAGGGGCTGGAGGTGAAGCTCCTGAAGGCGGTGTCCTACCTCACGGTGGAGAGCATCGGGGCCATCAAGATGCGCGGCGCGCAGAACGGGATGACCTCCACAGACCTGATCCAGCGGGAGTATGTTCGCTGGGCCATGAAGCTCTCGGATGAGCTAGGCCAGCCCTACTACCCCTACGCTTCCGCCTTTATGGGCAGCGGCGGTGTCACCAACCTCAAGGTCAAACACTGAGATGGCCAGCGACATCCGGCGTCCCCCCGAGTCAGAGTGGGTTGGCACCCTTCTAGGGGAGCTGGCCACGGATGGGATGCTGGATGATCTACGCCAGCTCTTCACAGACCTGGGTGCGCGCCCCTACCGCGCCTTCATGGTACGGACCCGTTGGAGCGGGGAGAGCCGGGGTGAGGGGGTCGAGACCGTCATCCAGGACACGGAGATTGTTCCAACCCCCAAGGTGGACCCGATCAGCTCTGTGAATCGTGTTCTCCTGGACATCGGGATGGATGAGGCGGGAAGCCTCCGCGTCTCGGAGATCTCCCCGAAGTACACAGAGCACCAGCTCATGGGCTTTGATCCCATGGGCGGGCAGATCCCTGGCAACGAAACCTTCTCATGGGAGATCATCCTGATGAGGGGGGATCGAGAGAACCCACACCGCCGCAGGTTCATGGTGAGCGGAATCCCAGCCTACGACCCAGAGGCACTCCAGTGGACCGTTCAACTGGTCCGAGCGGGTAAGGATCGGGAGCAGGGGGGAGTTCCAGGATGACCGTCCGATTCAAGGTGCCCATGAGAAGCATGGGCAGGTTTGAGATGGCACTGGCACAGGGCTTCAGGAAGTCCATCGCCAAGGCCATGAAGGTAGCCGCGCGACAGTGCATACCTGTGCTGGCATCTCGCACATGGGATGCACCCCCCGCATCAGACTCCCCCTATTCCGTTGGCACATATCCACACGTTACTGGGACTTTTGTGATGGGGTGGGAGGTAGACTTCAACAGGGATGATCTGTCAGTACACCTCTACAACAATGTACCCTACGCAGGTGTCATCAACTCAGGGGTACGCCCTGCGAAGTTGAGGATCGGGAGGACGGCCATAGATAGGATCGAGGAGTGGATCAAGGCACGGAAGATCCAGTTCAACGACTCCAAGGGCCGTCCGCTAACCCCAAGGCAGATGACATGGGCTATCACCCAGGCCATGAAGAAGCGGAAGGTCTGGGCTCTGAAGCCCAGGACCATCACACAGCGGTCTGCTCTGCGGGTGGCTGAGATCTTCAAGGCTAGGATGCTGGAATACATGGCGCGTGCTGTGGCGGAAGCTGTGCGCACCAAGGGTGCTAGCATGGTGTCGGAGAGGCTGGGATGACCAGACTGATCCAAGAGCCAGGGGACAAGCAGAGGGTTTCCTCCCGGAGAACCTGCTCGGCTGCTAAGGCACCTGTGATTGCTCTGGGAGAGTACCTCCGCAGTCTGACTTTCCCTATTTCTGGCGGGCTGGCCTTCAAGCTGAAGAAGGTTCTGATCATGAAAGCGGAACCGGAAACCCTGGCGGACTACCCAGCAGCCTGTGTGTTCCCAGAGAGCTCCGTGGACTACGGGGCCGACGATGCCTCGTTCCAGATGCTGTACTCCCCAGCGGATGATGACCCCGAGGGGGGTGCGATCATGGGCTCGGGGGAGATCAAGCAAACCCTGAGCGTTCACATCTGGACAGATGAAGATGCCATCAGGGAGAACGCCCTGATGATGGTGGAGGATGCGTTGGACCCTGTGGAGTGGATGACGGGCTTCATGCTGGAGATGCCCCACTACTACAACCTCCGCGCCGTCTATTCTGTAGAGCGGATGACCTACGAGGACAGCCCTGATGACAACGCACGTCGCTACAGGAAGCTCCTGTTTTCCATCGTTTCACACAGCCCCAAGGCGCGGAGGTTCGTTCTCCCGAGGCTAGACCCCAGGGCTGTGGTAGAGGTTTCCGATTGATTCTGCTACGGTCTGCCCGAACACCTGCCCGATGGGGCACCCTTCCCTGACTCCTGGAGGTTTTCCTCATGGCTGGTGCTGGTTTCATCCGACGCTTCTCTTACTTCCCAGGCACTGACGAGCTCACGGCCATCGAGGGTGTTGTCATCGTGGACCAGAAGGTTCCTGGTGGCATCAGCGGGGCTAGCTACGGCGTGGTTGCTGTGGTGGGGGAGGCCAGCGACATGAGCCAGACCTGCGTGGTCAACACCTCCGGGGAGGTGGTCTCCAGCCTTCGGCCTGCGGAGGTCTACGGCGGCTCTGACCTGATCAACCGGATCGGGGGCATGGACTCCAAGCTCGGCAAGTTCGGGGCGGAGATGGGCAACCTCTTCGCGGAGGTGCGGAACAAGGCGTTCTCCCGTCTGGTGGTGATGCCGGTGGATCTGATCCGCCCGCTCTCCGCGACCCAGTTTGCCATCCGGGTCTGGCGCGACCTTCCCACCAACCGCTCGGCCACGGACACCACCCCCATTGTCCCTGGCTCGGGTGCCAGCATCCCCGCGGGCTACGAGTTCCGCTCGGGTGCCAACAGGGCCTATCTCGCACAGGCGGTGAACTTCACGGGCAAGGCACCGAAGTCTGTCGGGCTCGACGGGACCACTGCCTCTGTGGTCGGCGGCGTCACCCGCACCATCACCCGCGCTGCGGGCAGTTTCATCACGGATGGTGTGGTCGTCGGTGATGCGGTGGTCGTGGGCAGCCTCACCAGTGCGGCGGGCACCCAGAATGGCGACTGCGCCCTGGCGAGCACCCTCCGTGTCACGGTCGTTGATGCCCTCGGCCTGATCATCACGGTCCAGAAGCAGGATGGGTCGGCCTTCACGGATACCGTGGACTGGCGGACGGGTGCTGCCCTGGCATTCCGCGTTCACGCTGCATCGGATGCGGACTCTGGCGTTGGAGCTCGGGTCACTGTGGCTGGGTACACGGTGCTGGCCCGCCCTGGTGTGGGCGACATCGCGGCTGCTACGGATCTCACGCCCTTCCCTGTTCCGACGGCAAGTTCGGACACCTTCTGGGGTCCGAGCTCTGGGCTCAGTGCTTCAACGCACCCGCTCACGGGGCTCACCTACGACGCCAACGTCCATGCGGATAACCCATCCACCACCGCACTGATCCGTCTCCGATACGGGGCTGCGCTGGATGCTCTGCTCAACGATGACACGCCCACCAACGTCATCTCCGTGGTGATCTGCGCCCGCAAGGACAGCACCATTCAGGCAGCCACCCGGCTCCACTGCCTCAACGCATCCGCGCGGGGCTTGTCTCGGACCACGATCATCTCCCCGACGCTGACCACGCTCTCCAAGTCCGTCGTCCTGGGCTCTGCGGCTCCAGGGGTCGGTGGTACTGGAGGTGCGGTTCGCTCGGAGCGGGTGATCTACTCCTGGCCGGGATGCCGGACCTTCATCCCAGAGCTGGTGGGCATCGTCGTCGCTTGCTCGGATGGGACCACCACGGATGATGGGGTCATCGACGTGACGATGGACACCTGGGTCGCATCGCTCTTCAGCAAGCTGCCCCCGGAGTACAACCCTGGGCAGGCAGCGGAGCCTGTCCCCACCAGCTTCTCCGCGATCATCGGATACCAGCGTGGCACCCCGACGCTGGACATGAACGACTATATCCTGTTCAAGCAGGCGGGCATCTGTGCCCTCCGCATGGATCGCGTGGTAGGCCCGTTGCTCCAGTCAGGCATCACCACCAGCCTGACGACGGGGGAGACGAACATCAACCGCCGCCGCTTCGCGGACTACGTTCAGGACTCCCTGGCCGCACGCTACAACCAGATGGCCAAGATGCTGGGGCGTCAAACCCTGAAGGACTCCCTGCTCTCCGAGTCGGATGCGTTCTTCAACGACCTGCTCTCCCCCTCCAACCCGGAGGCCCAGCGGATCGACAGCTACACCCTGGATGACAAGAGCCCCAACACCCCCGCCCTCGCAGCCAAGGGCATCTGGATCATCAAGCACAAGGTCACCATGCTCATGACCCTTGATACCATCGTCGCCCAGTCTGAGATCGGCCCCGGCGGCATCTCGGTCACCACCTGATCTGAGTAGGAGAGAAGCGCACCATGGCATCACAGAGGCTAATCGGGCAGAACGTCAGCCTGTTCATCATCCAGAACTCCACTCCGATTGAGGAGATCAACGCCATCCGCTCGTTCAACTTCACCTACGAGCTGGAGATCAAGAGCGAGAACTACCTGGGGGAAACCTCCAGCCGGAAGGACTCGATCTACTCCGGGATCAAGATGGACATGGAGCTACACACCAACAACCACAAGATCTTCTCCCTGATCAAGTCCGCTGTGGCCAAGGCACAGCGGCGGACTCCTGGGGTGCGAATCAACATCAAGGCGACGATGACATGGCCCAATGGGGACGTGGCCAGGATCACCTTCCCTGACGTGGAGTTCGGTGCGTTTCCTGTGTCCACGGGAGGGCGCACGGAGTATGTCTCCGTGAAGATCGACGCGGCCTGCCGGGAAGCCCTGGTTGTCCTGACCTGAGAGCGGGAAGCACCCGCTTTGTTTCTGAACCATGAAGAGGGAATCCGATCATGAACGATTCAATGCAACCCAAGTCGTACCGCAGCCCTGTGGAGGTGACCTTCACTTTCCCTGAGACTCTCCAGCAGGAGACGGGCTACACGTCCATCACGGTTCGCGAGCTTACGGGCTCTGCGGAGAGCCGTGCCATCAGCCGTGCGGGCACGGATGGCGGGGTGCTCATGCAGGAGCTGGTGAAGGAGAGCCTTTGCGGCGCTGTGAAGATGGACAGCGGCCCCGTGGCCATCAGCACGGCGGACTCCTCCATCGACCAGATCATGGCGGAGATCGGACCCAAGGGGCGTGGGCTGGCTCTCCAGGCGTACAGCTTCGTCAATCAGCCCAACAAGGATCAGGCTGCCAGTTTTCTTCAGTCCGCGAGCGCGACCGTCCGGTAGCATCGTTCGCGGTTGGCATCTACGCAGCTAGGCTACTGGGAATGGACGAGTACCGTACTATGTTCTGGCAGCGCATTGCGATCCTCTGTCGCTACGGACATATCTCTCTCGTGGATGCGATGGGGATGCCCCGCAGCGATACTGCGGACTTCTCGGAGGCGCTGGGTAAGCTGATCTCTGAAGAGAACAGGACAGAGCACTAACCCGCCATGTTCGCGCTCGCACAGGAACTCTCCTACTACGCATCCTTCGTTGATGGCGGAGCCAGCAGTGGGCTGATCAATCTGGGCCAGCGCCTGTGGGCTGTCTCCAATATCGCCACCGCTGCACAGTCCTCCATCATGGGGCTGATCAGCCCGCTCCAACAGGTAGCCAACTCCTGGAGCCAACGCGAAGAACAGATCAACAACATCGCCCGCACCCTCCGGCAGTATGAATACGTCGGCCAGTCCGTCGTACAGATGCACAGGGACATCGCGACATCCATGCCCGGTGCAACCCAGGCCGCACAGGGAGCTGAGTTCACACGCCGCTATGCAAGCCAGTTTGCGGAAGCAAGGGCGAATGCCAGGGGCATCCTCACAGACATGAACGTCCTCGCCGCCCGCCTCCCAGGCGGGACGGATGACTACATGCAGGCATTCCAACAGTCACTACCCTTCCTATCCCAAGGCCATGGGATGACGGAGGGTAGGGCAGTCCGCATCTCCAGCTACATGAGTGCAGGTGCCATTGCAGGCGGGATCGGGGCAGACCAGGGCGCTCGTGACCTCATGCAGTTCTTCTCCGTGGGCCCGCACATGACGGATCGCTCATGGACAGAGGTGTGGAAGCAGCTCGCTACACTGAACGGACATGCGGTTACAGCGGCGCAGATCTCCGCTATGTCCATGGACGACAAGATCAAGGTTGCGGAGAACATCTCCCTCGCACTCCAGCCCCAGATGGATGCGGCGGGGGACTCGTATGCGGCGGTGATGGGCACCTTCGACTCATTCAGACATGAGATATACCTCGTCGCCACAGAACCCATCTTCGACGGATTCAAGAAGGCAATCGAAGCAGCCAACACACAACTTGCGATATTCACACCAATCCTGAACCAAGTTGGCTTTGTACTGGGAACCAAGGTCGCAATCGCGCTTCAGTGGGTCACAGAAAAGATCATGGGCATTGGGCCACCCATTGACCGCATGAGTGCATGGCTCACAACCCATGCAGTCTCGATCGGTAACACCGCACAGACCGTTGTGAACTTCTTTGGCAAGGTATTTGGGACAGTCCGCCAAGCAGGATCTGGAATAGCAGATGCAGCGGGGGGTGCGCTTGGCACGACGAGTATGATGGCGGGTATAGTGTCCGCAGGGCTACCAGCTATCATGCTTCGTGTACTTGGGATTGGGATGGGGCCCATCGGGTTCATCATTTCAGATGTCATTGTACGCATGTTTACCACAGGGAACACTGGAGGTAGCGTAGCGAGTTTTACATCCGCGTTGGTAGATGTAATCACACCAATCCTAGTACTGGCGCGCGGGGCATACGCACTATACGATGCGTTTATGATGGCACTTGTACCCATCGTTGCCGTTGTGCTACCTGCGGTGCTCAACATACTAGCAAGTATCGTCACGAGCATACTTAGTGTGTTGGGGGTGGTATTGACAGTCTTTCAGATTCTTGGGTTTATCGTGATGTCGGTAGCCCTGGTGCTTCTCGCGGGGTTCATGGGAGCTGCGGCTGTCCTGGAGATATTTATGGTGGCGCTAGGGGCCACCATAAATGGGTTCATCGCAGTCTTTGGTGGGGCGGTAGTGGAGGGTGTTAGCTTTGTTGATCTTGTGAGGGTGTTTGGGCGAACGCTCACCACCCTAAGTTCCGAGCTTGGGGAATCTGTGAACTACCTACTCTTTATCATGCACCTCCGCACTGAGGGTGAGTACCTTGCACGGCAGACTGAACTACAGAGCACGACAGCCGCGGACAGTACGGGGGCGTGGCTTGCGGAGCTAAGGGCAACCTTGACGGCTGCTACGGCGGATATGACACGGACGGGCCATGGCACCACAGCGGCGCGGCCCCATACCCACAACGACTTCAGGTTCAGCAGGTTCGACATCACCCAGAAGTTCGCGGATGGCTTCGATCCTGACCGGGTATCAACCGCCTTTGTCACGGATCTACAGGCCATGGCAGAGCGGCCCCTGTCCTCCGGGTTCACTCCTGGATTCAGCTCCACATGATCCTGGTGTAAGCTACCCACCGTGCCCCCCGAACAAGTTGTTGGACCAGCACCCGTCCTAGAGGTGCCAGCCTTCGTCATCAGAGAGATGACCGGGCGCAAGCGCACGGTGGCCCTGACGGGGCGTGGCCTGCCCATTGGGCCGTTCTCTGTGGAGGGGGAGCAGCGTGTGAAGGTGACCAACCCACCGGGCAACCCCGAGGGATGGGCGACGGTGATGGGCCCCACGGAGGGGACCACGGACATCTCGGGGTACTGGAAGGACAAGTTCATCGGGGACACGCGCCAGGGGCAGCGGTCCTCCATCGAGATGATCCAACCATACCAGGGCAGCCCGAGTGCAGCGGCTAGTAGCATGGATATTCGCGCGTCGGGCACCCAGGTCACGTCTGCGGTGGATGCCACCCTGCTCTTTGATTCCATCCGAAGGGAGGGGCAGCTTCTCCAGGTGACATGGGGCTACATCAGCCGCCGGGGCTACCTCAAGAAGTTCGGACAGAAGTGGCACAACATCCATGATTGCGAGTGGTCAGCCACCTTCGCATGGGTGTCCCAGAATCTCCCCACCAGCTCGCCCCTCTACGGACCCCCAGCCGGGATGATGGAGACAGGCGGCGCACTCCGGGAGCTGCTCCGGCTGATCTCCCGAATCTTGGATACGCCCCACGCTATCCTGGGGCCTGCCATGGAGGGCTTCAGGAACACGGTGAACAGGATCGACTCCTTCTCACGCGCCTTCGATGACTCCGTGAGCGGCTTCGCCAGTGATGTATCGGAGCTTCTGAATGTGGGATCCACACTCCAGACATCCCTGGGGGGTATCGCCAGCTCTGCACAGCTCATCAAGGATATGGTGGAAGATCAGGGGTGGCCCCTGCTCTTCACGGACCCACAGAGCATCCTCCCCTTCGGGGGCCCTAGCGCATCTCTAGCAGAAGAGAGAACGGCGGATGCTCTGGCCATTGCTGCCCTGGAGAGCATCGACCCTGAGAGGGTGATCCGGATGCAGCTCTACGTCCGCGAAACCATCACAGATGCACGCCGCCTCCGTGATGAGGCAGTGATCCGACAGCGTGCTCTGGACACACCCACTGCACAGATCCTCGACACCTACCGAGCCCGTGAAGGCGAGGATCTCCGGGATGTCTCCAGCCGCTACTACGGCAACCCAACCCAATGGCGAGCCCTGATGACATGGAATGAGCTCGACACCACCGAACTCTACGCAGGGCAGCTCTTGATCATCCCCAACCTCGGGATCAGCCCCGATGAGCAGGGCTAGCCATGGGCGGACAGGTCACCAGCTACCCCAGCCTCGTAGTCCATCTGATCCTCAAGTTTGAGGATAAGCTGTTCATCCGCGTGAATGAGGGCGGAGACAGCTTCCAGAACGAGCCACTGGTGACACAGCCCAACTCCATCGGGGCGCAGATCATGAACCGTGTACCCCGGAAGTGCTCCATCGACTTCCAGGGCCACACACAGGCAGCTACCTTCAAGCTGGTCTTCGACTACAAAGAACTCCCCATTGACCCGCGTACCATCGTGGCTGCCAGGGTGGAGATCTACGCAGGGACAGTCACACCAGGAGCATTTTCGGAAGGCATCCAGCGCGAGACATCCCCAGGAGTTCGCCGTTCCATCCTGGTAACAAGAACCCCACAAGGTCGCACGCTGGACCGCCACCTACGTCTCGTAGGCTTGGTAGACAAGTGGAGCGTGGATCAGGGAGAGGACGGGGGGGAAGTCCACCTAGAAGGTCGCGACCTTCGTGGACTGCTCCTGGACTCACCCCTGGTCACACCGAGGGATCAACACCGCCGCCACGGCACACCGTCACGCCATACACACACCGCTGGCGGGACGGTAGCCCAGCCAGCACACCCAGCACCTGCACCACCCCCACAGCCCCCCTCGGCTGCGGAGGTTGCTGCGGGCCAGTCACTGCCGCGTGACGGCGGCACCACAGCACACCCCACACCTGCGGGACGGCACAGGCACCGAGCTCCGCAGACCAGCATCCTCTCCAGGCTGGACTGCTCCAAAACTATTGACGTTCTGGTTCGCCAGATCCTCCATGAGCATGACCAGATCAAGAAGCTACCGTTCCCCATCCGTGTAATCTGCAACCCGGATCAGTTTGAGGATGGCGTCATCCCATCTCCGGGGAACGCATCCCATATTCCCCGGCATCGCCGGGGTGCGGGTGGTGGCGGGAGTGCCGCAGGTGGTGGAAGCTCCGGTCTCAACTTCTGGGACGTAATTACAAGATATTGCTTCCTGGTCGGGTGTATCCCCAGCTTCGTTGGGAGGGATCTCATCATCCGACCCGGACGCGCGCTGTTTGAGGCACTCCGCCGCGAGCACACGGACACGCCGTTCCGCCCCAACGAGAAACGTAGGGATGGGAGTGGGGACTCCTGGGGCATCCGCCGTCTGGTCTACGGGCGGGACATCAAGAGCCTGAAGATCACCCGCCAGTACTCCGGGCACGCCAAGCCCAAGACCGTAAGGATCGTGAACACCAACCTGTCCACGCCCCACAGGGGCCACCATCCTGCACGGATGATGGAGGCGTACTGGCCCCCGAGGAACACGGCAGAGGGGCGTCAGGACTTCCTGACGAGCACACATGGCAGGGATATTCGGGACTCCATCGGAGGTCAGGAAAGCTCCGAGATCCTCAGTGTTCCTGTCCACGGCATCACGGACATGAGGCAGCTTGTCTCCATCGCCATTTGTCTCTACGAGCAGATTGGGCGCGGAGAGATCAAGGGTGACATCGAAGCTGCGGGGCTTTGTTCCTACGGGGGTGGCACCTCCGAGGAGCGCAATGCGGACCCTGACATGATCAGGCTTAGGGTGGGCGATCCCATCGAGATCCTGGTGGATTCGTCTCGCCTGGACCACAACAGCCCCATCGTCTCCACCCTGAATAGGACTTCGCAGCTCCCATTCTCACAGGCAGTAAGGGAGGTCCAGGCAATCCTCCTGGACGAGAACCTCTCCCGTGCCATCGTGGCATCTGCCAGGGGGAACATCATGGGTGTTCTCAGGTACTTCCGGGTCTCTGGTGTGAACCTGGATTGGTCAGACTCGGAGATGACCGTGAAGTGTGAGATCCAGAACTACTGGACGCCGCGCTGGGACTACATCGCGGCAGAGACAGCACAGCAGCGGGCACAGCGCATTTCCGCGGACCATGCCAGAGGACGAAGGGCAGCTCATACAAGTGCCAACGCACATACACCCGTAACAGGCGGGTCAAGGGTTGAACCTGGACTCACCAGCGGCGGACCCCCCAGCGGCGGTCTCGCTGGTTTTGGAACCTCGATGGGTGGAGTGTCACGGTGGGTACCGCTATGAGCCGCGGACTTCTCGCCTCCAGAATCTCACAGCTTGTGGCACGTCCGGGGATCGACACCCGCTACCACCTCAAGCTGGCCATCGTGGATGACATCGTTGTGGACCCCAACGAGGGCATCTTCGCGGACATCTCCCTCCTCCCCAACGAGGAGCCCGAGACAGCCTTTATGGGCGTGCCCTACGCGGGGGGTGGCTACGGCCTCTACATGCCCCTCCAGGTGGATGACACCGTGCTCATCGCCATCCCAGATGGCGACTGCTCTCAAGGCCCCATCATCATCGCCAGGATGTGGGATGCGGGCGACAAGCCCTTCCCCGAGATGCAGGGAGCCGCCATCCCAGGGCTGGAGAACCAGTACGAGCCCGCACAGCTTGTCGTTCTCCGGGCCAAGCCGGGTACGGACACGGTGATCATCGTCTCCGCAGGTGCGAACATCACCCTCAAGGTCGAGGGGGCAGGGAACGTCAACCTGAACGTCGCGGGCGGCACCGTGAACCTTGGGATGAGCGAGCACACTGCACTCCAGGGAGTGGTACAGGGGGAAGCCTTCGATTCTTTCACCGGGGCTACACAGACAGCCCTGGGGAACACGTCCTCCAAGGTCTTCGCAAGGAAGAGCTGATGCCACTGAACGGAGCTATTCTGGGTGCGCTGATCAGGGGCAACATCGACAGCGCGGTGGCCGCAAACACCACCGCGGGCGCTGCTCAGCGCGAGGCAATCTTCGAGGCCATGGGGAACGCCATCGTGGCGCATATCATCACCGCTACCGTGACGGTCACGGTAGCTAGTGTGGGCGCTGTGACCCCCGGTGTGGGAATCTCAGGCCCTGGTACGGGGTCGGCGGTGATCTCGTGAGCTTTGGCCTTGGATCCTGGGGGCTCACGCCATGGGGGGCGTCCCCGTTCCTACTTCTGGAGGAGGCTGTTGCGGTGAGCACCCATGCGGTGTTGGTCACCTGCTCACGCCCCCTCCGAATCAGCTCGGCACTGTCCACGGGAGACGCGCTCAATCCCAGGACCTGGACGGTGACTCAGGTGAGCCCCGTCCAGCTCTTCACCCCGATTCTGGTGCAGAAGATCACAGACCGCAGGGTGCTCATCATCCTGCGGGAGCCTCTGGCGAGCTGGAACTATCTCCATACCGTGGGCTCTGTCTCTCTCCAGGCGGAGAACTTGGTTCTGGTGTCGCTCCCGTACTCCCTAGAGTTCCGCGGGGTGATTCCGGCGACGGAGCTTCGGGAGCCTTCGGGCCCATTCGACCTCCTCACTACGGATATTGTAGCGGGGAGCCTGAAGACCACGGAGGCTGGCGGGTACGCGAGGGTCTACGGGGTGGACCTCTTGCGGAAGATGATCTACCGGAGGCTGACCACCATGCCGGGGAGCTTCTTCCACATCCCCGAGGGGGAGTTCGGGGTGGGCCTGAAGATCAAGGGCCTGCTACGGATGAGCAGCCTTCCAAGTCTTCAGCGGGCGATCACGGAGGAGATCCTCCGAGAGCCCGGTGTTCTGTCGGCGCACGTCGCACTCTCCCTGGGTTCTGGGTTACTATCCATCCGCGCCAAGGTGCAAACCGCACAGGGCGAACTGGAAACCGCCATCTCGGCTTCTTGAGGTTCTGACCTTATGGATCTTCCCAGCTTCCCCGACCTCATGAGGATCGGGCAGACAGAGGCCCTGGTACGCAACCCACGCCTCAGTATGGAGGAGGTGGCTCGGGTTGGCTCGGACCTCAACATCCTGATTGCCTCTGGGGCTGCCATGGCAGATGAGGTCACCGGGCAGCTTGCCAGCCTTCGTGGCGACCTCTTCGTCGGCACCGCGCGCGGTGCTGCCCTGGATCGTCTGATCACGGATCGCTACCCGGATCTCATCCGCAAGCAGGCGGCACCCAGCTTTGGCTACCTGACCTTCAGCTTTACACCTGCCGTAGTGGGGGCCTTCACCATCCCCGAGGGGACGGTGGCCACCACGGCAGATGGGATCCAGTTTGGCACGGTGGGCTCCTTCTCCGTGGCCATCGGGGCTGCATCCATCCGGGTGCCCATCCGCTCTGTGGTGGCTGGGGCCAGTCAGAAGGCGTCGGCCAACAAGATCGTCAACCTCACCTCGACGATCGCAGGGTCACCTGCGGTTGGGATGACCGTGAGCAACGAGGCAGCTACCTTCGGGGGTGAGGACCGTGAGCTGGATGGGGACTACGCGCTCCGCTACAGGCTCTACTATCTGGCCGCACGGAGGGCCACGGTGGGTGCCATCGAGCAGGCCATCCTCTCCGTCGCCGGGATTGTGAAGGTCACCGTCCTGGAGAACCTGGACATCCTGGGCAGGCCCATCGGCTACGTCCAGGCTGTGGTGGCAGACACCTACACCGAGCAGTTCGTCACCGCATCTACCGTCCCACCGGGCTACGCAGCGCAGCTTGCAAGCCTTCGGACCCAACTGGATGCGCTGCTTAGGGAGTGGCGAGCGGCGGGAGTGGGTGTCGTAGTGACCTTCGCGCAGGTGGTGATCCAGCCCATCAAACTCTCCCTGAACTATACGGCGGGGGCGGATGCGGACGCCGTGCGCGCCATCGTGATCACCACCCTGATCCAACTGGTGAATAACCTCCGCCCCGGACAAGTTCTGGTGCTCCAGACGATGCGGGACGCCATCTCCAAGATCTCGGGGCTGTACTACACAGGGGGAGAGTTCCTCTCCCCGATTGGGAACGTAGTACCAGCACCCGGTCAGGTACTGCGAACCTCCACCACCTTCACCACCACGGTTGGGTAGGCGATGCACGGATCAGGATTGATGATCCGGTCCTCGGCGGATCTGCTGGCACTGGCGGATCGGGTCATGGAGCCCGACTACCTCAACGGGCTCAAAGCAGGAGAGGGCTACGAGATCATCCGGGCACAGGCGGTACAGCTTGCCCGAGTCTCCACGGCTGTCCATGTCACAGGAGAGGGGCTCTTCGCATCCTACGCATCGGGCGGTGCGTATTCCACAGGGCTCGTGGAGTTCTACAGGACGGCTGCCGTGGGCCCCGCCGTGGTGGTCCTCTCCGGGACCATCGTGGAGGCTGTAGGGGGAAAGCTCTTCCGCACCATCCAGGACGCTACCTTCGGGGTAGCCGATCCCGGGCCACATACCGTCGGTGTTCGCTCGGTCTTCCAGGACTTCCAGGCAAACACGGATGGGCCTGTGGTTGCACCCCAGGGCACCATCCCGGGGGAGATCCAGACGGTCAGGACCATGATCCAGTCACCGGCCTACGGTGACCCCAACGTCATGGTCCGGTCTGTCACCAGCACCCTCGGCGGGCGAAGCCCCATGCTGGATCTCCTGGCAGTCCAGAACAATCTCCATCGGTACGCGGGGGAACCTGATGAGGCGCTCTCCTACAGGACCAGGAACCTCCCGGATAACCTGACCCCCGGGGCCATGGAGCGGATGCTCACCATCCTTCTGGGACCCTCCCAGGCGCGGTGGGAGCTGTTGGAATCATGGGAGACAGACTTCCAGACCGCCTACGATCTCCCCGATGGTCTCGACGGGCAGGTCTTCACCTACGACGACCCACGCCCACGGTACTTTCCCAGCATCGACTGGTACGCGGATGATCGCGAGCAGTGGGGCACGTTCTACGTTGTGGTGGGGAAGATCCAGCCACTGTCGGACTTCGGCGGGGCCTACGACGATCTTGCACCCCTCTCCGCCGAGATGCTCCGGTCTCCTGTCTCGGGAGGGAGAAGGGCGATCCCAGCCTACGACCTTCCAGATTCTGGGACGTTTGGGGATGGTGAGGATCTCTGCATCGCCTATGATGGCAGGGATGTTGAACAGGACGCGCTGTTGAACAGCGTGTACGAGCAGATGCAATCGCTTCGGGCTGCGGGTATTGTCGCCGGGCTCCACCAGGAAGGTTACTGACCCATGGGCCTCTTCGACTTCTTCTCCCGCCGGATGATCCACACCCGAGAGCGCCCGACCTCCTCCGACCTGAACCGGATGCAGGAGTACGCGGAAGCGGGCCTCCGCCGTATCCAGGCGGGTGCCATGGGCAGCGCGCTCTCTGGGCTCCCATCGACGGACTACGGTGTGCAGCAGAATGCTGTGGGACCCATTGGGTTCTATGGCACTGGCTTCATGGTAGCCAGCACGGGAGCATTTGGGATTGGAGTCCTGTCAGGTGTGGGGTGCGGGAGTCTGGGTCCTGCGTCCGCTGTAGACATTGGCGGGGTATCGGGCCTCAACTGGACTGCGGACACACTGATCGGTGCTCCTCTGGCGCTGAGCGTGCCCCAAGCACTCACGGTCCCACCACCCCCCATTGTGGGGAGCAGCCGAATCGACATCATCGAGGTACGCCCCAACTATCAGTCGTCAGACCCTGCCACGGTGGGCATCTTCAATGCTGCCACCAGGATCTTCGACCCCACGGTCAAGAACAAGCGATTCAACTGGGATCTACTGGGCCTCACTGGCTCCGCCGCCCCAGGAGCCAGCACGGCAGCGATCAGCTACGTCACGGGAGTGGCTGTTGTGGGTGGCATTGCTGCCGCCGTGGAGCCAGCAGTCACTCCGGGCTACATCATGATCGGTCGGATCAATCTGGATGGAGCTGTGGCAGCGATCACCCAAGATCTGATCGCGGACATGAGGCCCAAGATCTACGCGGGCGGGATGATCCATGCAGGGGCAGTAGTGAACGTCCCCGGGACAGCAGTTGGTTTGGGCACGCAGGCTATCACAAATGTAGAGCTGCCCCCAGGTGTTGTGATGACCATGGGGTACATCAACAACGTACCACCGGCCGTAGGGACCAGCTACACGATGGAGGTGTATCTGTTTGGGGGTGAAATCCGCCCCAGGACATCCATGGCCACACGCCGCGGAACGGCGACTGTCACGGCAGGGGACACCACTATATTCTGCGCAGGGCAGATCAGGGACTGGCGCACTAGTGCGGTGGATACCACGCTACGTTCCATGCTTGCAGGAACCACGGGCACCTATACTGTGGTCACCCCAAGGACGTTTGCGATCGGACAGCCATACGTCATGTTCGCGTTCGAGCTACAGAACACGTCGGCTGGTGCCATTGGAGCCACGGAGCAGGCATTCCTCCAGTTCATGATGGGCCAGGGCTGATCCGTGCCACCCCAAGCAAAAATCACGATCAACGCCGTCACCGGGTCCAACCCCCCAGGTGGCGTCGCGCTGGTCATCGACACGCTGGTCAACCTCTCCAACGTCAACAGCGGCGGGGAGCTCACCTACCTCTGGGAATGGCTGGATCGCCCCGAGGGCTCTGTCGCCGCAGCCTTCTCCAACCCAGCTCTCCAGAGCCCCACCTTCACCCCGGACGTGGAGGGCAGCTACCTCATCCGCCTGACGGTCAACAAGAACCTCGCCACGGAAGCCGTGAACGTGGCGGTGGCTGCCATCGCCCAGCTCAAGACACAGGTTGTCATCCCTGCTGCTGGTGAATCAACCCAGGTTGATTCAGCTCGTGGGTGGGCCACACGGGTCAACCGCGCTCTACAGCTACTGGACAACGCCCGAGCGGACACCAGCAGTGTGGTGGGCATGGGGGCGGGTGTGCTCTCGCGTGGCGACCTTCTCCGCATCTCCGCAGTCACCACCATCAAGGCTGGGCTGCCGGGGGAGGAGCAGGTTCCTGTCTTCATCAAGGCGCTGGCCCTGAGTGCAACGGACGCCAGGGAGGTGCTCTACCTCATGGAATCCAACGTGGATGGGTCGCCAGCATCCGTTGCTGGGGAGCTCATTCGGACCAGGATGCAGGGCGTCTTCGGTGCCATCGCGGGCCTGCCTGTTCTGGGGCAGACGGTGTACCTCTCCGATGCGGGAGTGACAGCCCTGACCCCCGGAACCTACCCACGACCCATCGGGGTCGTGGTGCTGGTAGGGGCAGCGAACTACTTTCACTTCCAGGGAAATGGGGGCGGGATCTCGACCCAGGAGCCCTTCGTCTTTGCGGATGCACCCACGGGTGTCTACCCCACGGGGGTCAACCTCCGAGCTCTGACCGCTGTGGTCAGGATGGAGGCGGCGGCAGATGTCACCAACCTCCAACTCAGGCGCTTCGACGCAGCACAGGTACAGCCCCTATTCAGACTGGTGACACAAGCGGGGGCACCCATCCTCTACGTTACCGCCCACGGGGACACCACCCTGGAAGACCCAGATGGCGATGGGCTCCGCTACATCAGGAGCACCACCGCCCTGGCACTCAGCGGCGTCGGTGATGTCAGGCTACAGAGCTCAGGATCTGACCGCTGGGTCCTGAACGCAGCCACCGGGGCCCTCATCGGCACGGGAGCTAATCGACCCATCCAGGGCGTCCTCGATCCTGTCAACGCACAGGACGCCGCCACCAAGGCGTATGTCCTTGCCAGAGGGGCACTCCTCACCTTCGGGAACAATGTGATTCCAGTTGGGGCGGATGCATGTGTGATCGACCCAGGGTTTGGGCTTCGATCGCCCCCCACGGTGGCGAGCGGGAAGTTCCCAGCCCTACGGATCCCGCGAGCTGGAACCCTACAGAACCTGTACTCCAACCTCCGTGTTGGCCCCACCACATTCGACTTCGAGGTGGAAGTCTATGTGGACGGGGTGCCAACCGGAATCGTCCTGACACACACCGCGGGACTCACCAACGAGGACAAAGCGGACACCGTAAACACCACGGTTGTCACCGCAGGGCAGCACATCCAGCTACGGACAAAGCCCCTTGGGGCCATCACCGTGGCTGCGGATGATCTGGTCTGCACCCTGGAGTTCGTACCCGCATGAGAGTGCGAACGGTCGTCTCAGGGGCCAAAGCAGCCGTTAGCTTCGTACATGCATGGCTCTGGATCTTCTGGGTGGTTGCTACCCAGAACGATCCCCCAGGCCCCCCAGCACCGCGGATACGATTCTAGCCCCCGTGCTTCTGTAGGATGAGCGCCACCTCATCCTTGATCTCCTGGGATGTTACATCCAGGAACTCCCCCCAGCGATGGTACAAACAGAACTTCATCATGCGGAGCAGCAGCTCCTGGTGGGTGACCTTCAACCCCGAGGATCGGGAGAGAGCTTCCTCACCCGCAAGGAAGGTAGCGTCCTGCTCCTCCGTCAACATCATGTAGCGACGGCGGATCATCCGTCGCCCCCTCTCGCTTGATACCGGACCATCAGGCTGTCCCATTCCTCGGGGAGCAGCCGCCAGAACATAGCCGTCCCCTGCGTCTTCATCCCCGCCCAGATCATGACGGGACAGAGGACATCCCGAGTGAGCCCAGAGCGCTCCAGAAATCCCCTCTGAGTCTCCCTTCGGAAGTAGTTTAGTGCGGCCTTGGTGATGCTCTCCTCATCGACAACACGCCACGCACCCTGCTTGCGCTTGTACTTGAACAACAGGGCCACCCCCTCGACCTTGGCAATACGGGTGAGCAACTCTGTGGAGCAGCCCACCATCACCGCCGCAGCCGTGACGGACAACATGCCCTGGAGCCGCGGGCCAAGCCCCATCCGTTTGGCTTTCGCCACAAGGGCGGACCTCTTACGAGGCTGTGTCTCCGCCAGAGTCTTCCGAATGACACGAATCCCAGATTCGTGCCACCCGTGAGCGAGGACCACAGACTGCCCACGCGACCATACGGGTCGGGTGAACAGGCTGGGCACCTTCATCCCCAGTGCTACACGACGTAGAGCAGCCAGGGTCCGTCCGGGGAAGCGGTGGAGGGACTTGGGGCCCCCCTCTTTGGTGTACCACTTCTTGATTAGGGCTCGCTCCTTCTCGGACCACGGAGGAGCGAGCTGACGCCCCCGGCATGTCATTGGGAGGTCTGAACGATCAGAAAGCTGGAGAGCGGGAAGATCTGGTGCTTCACCCCCGTCGCCACAACCGTATGCCACAGATCCCAATGGTAGCTCCCCACCTGGAGGGAACTCGGAGGAGCCAGAGCCAGGGCCACCTGGGACGACCTCGCAACCCCCAGCACTGCCACCTGATAGAGAACGTGCCCCCCCACAGGATGCACCATACGAAGCGCCACGCTGGCACCCTCCAGGTCCATTGGGATGCCGTTGTCGCTGACCACCGTGACCAGCAGGGTTCCGGTGCTCCCATGGGGGAGCGTCAGGGTCTTTGGGTAGGCGTATGCGAACCCAAGCCCAGAGTTCTGAAGGACGGTATTTACACGCTCATACATGATCTCAATGTCTCCAGGATGCAGGTGTGTGTTGGCGATAACTACCCATCGGGATGGTCAGTTATCCTCGGACCCTTGGTTGGCCAGCTCGTCCAGGAGCATGGGCAGATCTTCTCCCTCCGAGAACCACATGGGCTCGACCTCCTCAAGCTCCATCCCCTGCTCCGTCAGCGCGTCACGGACCTCCTTGCTCAAGATCGTGTCGCGGTGCGTCATGGTGAAGGCGAGCGGGCTCAGGTTGCCCTCCTCATCCTTGGCCAGCACGATCACCATTTTCACAGCGGGGGCCTTCTTAGCCTTCGTACCCTTGTCGTCTCCGGTGCCTTCTCGGGGGAGCTCGCCATCCTCCAGGCCGGGGATGGGCTCTGCGAGAGCGGCCTTGATGGAGGCCATGAAGGACTCCGACAGGCCCGCATGAAGCCTGAGCTGCTCCTCATCCACCCCCGTCTCCAGCATCTCCAGCACGAACTTCCCCAGGATCTCATCCTGAACATCCGCGGAGACGTTGAAGCTGATCATCCCCAAATCAGCTTGGCTCCGTGATGGGGTTCAACCCAGCATCCAGTGTCATGAACTTCGGCTCGCCAGGAGCTACTACCGGAACCATCTTGATCAGCTTCTTCGCCATGAACAGAATCTCCTCTTCTTCAGGTACACACAGAGCGCAGCGGGCTTATGCCCTGTTTTGATCAGCCCTCGGATAGTTCCAGGACGATGTACGGGTCTAGGAACACCAAATCCTCGCCCGCGAACTTCCCGAAAGAGCACAGCCAACGTCGGAAAGCAGAGGGGGAGGTGCATTGGTACACCTCGGGCTTCCGATCGACCTCGCGCACCGTAGGTAGGACAACCAGCCCTGCCTCGGGCAGGTACATCAGCTTCTCCATCCCATGTTCCACCTCAAAGGTGGATAGATCCGTCTCGTGAATCCATGGACGATTCTTCATCCAGAGTTCCTTGGGCGTCATGTCGCATCCTCCATCATACCAAGAACCACCACGGCCTCCACGGGACGTAACTGTTCTGGGGTCCAATACCCAGTTCTGGATGCCCACTCGTAGAACGCTGGGATGTTGGTCAGCCGCCAGTCCATGTGGATCCCAGGCTGGCGTGATACCCCAGGGACTACAATGCAGTGTAGTTTGACGCACACCTCGTCATAGCGGGCCCAGAACATCCCGTGCCGGAGTTCGATGAACAGGGCTAGGAGGTTCACGGACCCAGCCGGATATGCAGGATGTCGGATCCGAGGGGTAGGTCTGGGAGGACATGGCTCACCAGAAGCACCTGTCGGGTCTTGGCGATGTGACATGCCAGGGAGAGAAGCGCGCTCATCCCAGCCTCGTCAAGCGTGTCGAAGGCTTCGTCGATCACCAGAGGCACCGCTTGGGTCAGGTTCCCCATGCGGGAGGCCACCTCGGACATGGCCAGGGCCAAGCAAAGGTCGATCCTCCGCTGCTCACCGCCCGAGCACTGTGCGTAGCTGGTTGCCCCCGTCCCCGCCGTCTGCAACTCAAGCCCGTTGGCACCTGTTGCCACCAGAACCACGGTGGCCTTCGCTCCGATGTAGCCCAGGAAGATCTTGACCATCCGGTTCATCTCGCGGAGGTAGCTCTGGAGATAGACCATCCGGGCAGCTACCAGCGTGCCCAATACACCCTCCGCATGGATCAGAGCCTCCATCGCTGCGGCGTAGCGCAAGCCGCAGCCCACGGAGAGTGTCTGGGCAGTCACAGCCTGAAGGGCGGTATCCCATAGGCGATCCTGACTCTGGAGGTAGCGTTCTACCTTGCCAGTCTCACGCTCTATCTTGTGGAGGGTTGCCATGCGCTCCATGAGAAGTAGCTCTAGCTTGGTCTGTGTGGTGGCCACCACATCGTAAGCTCGGTATCGGGCATCGCGGGCCTGAACGTGTAGGTGCTCGGCATCTTCCACCTCCACCTGAATCTGAACCTGCTTAGGGTCAGGGATAGGCCCCCCACAGGCTTCACAGAGCCGCTGAATCTGTAGCACGGCGCGTAGGCGTACCCGCACACCCGTAAGGTGTGCCATGGCATCCGCTTCATGCACTAGGGCTGCGAGCAGCAACTCCTGCTGATCTGCCTTGACGACGCCACCCCGGCCCACACGCAGATCCAGGACAGCCAGCTCCTGGCCCCAGGCTTCGATGCGCTCTGGAAACACCTCGGGATCAATCCCACGGGCCTCCACCACCGCAGACGTCCAGGTGGAAGTTATCATATCACACACCACACGGGCGCTCTGTACCTCCCCGCTCTGGCGGAGCTTCTCCGCCTCCGCAACCTTCACACACTTCCGGGCAGACTCAATCCCCTTGTCATACTGCCCAGCCCCTGTGAGCTTCACCAGATGATCCCAACGACCACCAGGAGTCCCCGTTGCGAAGGCACCAACCGTCTTCCCTGTGAGGTGAAGGGAGCGACTCCAGGCAAGGTAGGTGCCGAACTTCCCCTCCAACTGCGGAAGGATCTTGGTCTTCTGTTGCCACACACCCCTATGCGCTATGGAGGGGGCACCGCAGAGCTGCACACGCTCACCAGAGGGCGTCTGTACCCGCTCCAGTAGCTCGCCACACCCGAAGGTGATGGCAACCGCAGCACCCTCCGCGAGAGGCCCAGGACGGAGGCGCTGCCCCCATAGGCACCAGAGCAGTGCCTCCAGGTGCGTCGTTTTGTTACTCCCGTTGGGGCCTGTAACCAGCGTGACCTTTGGACCCAGGACCAGTTCGCTCTTCTCAATGGCCAGGAAGTTCCCGACATGGAGCAGGGTGATCATTCCTTGGCCTGCCTATGGCAGATCTCCCTGTCCAGATACCACCGGGCCTTCTTCAGATCCTCCAGAGGGTCTGCCTTCTTCCCCGCCCTGGCGATGTACTTCACCACGTTCCCAAGGCAGAATCCAAGCTCCCACGCCTCAATGACCTTGATGGCTTCGTAGGGGTTGTTACCACCCCCGTAGTGTGCGGGGTGGCACACAGCATCCCCAAGATCCACGGCGTCATCGGAAGTACACCCCGTCGCGAGCCGATCCAGAATGCGGTTGAGGCCGTCGCGTGCTTCGCCATAGGTGTCCATCAGGTTGCCTGCTCCGCCAGAAACTTTGAGTTGCTCCGAATGCTGGCGTTGTAAACCGCGAACAGAAGCAGGGCACGGGTCTTCTGCACCAGGGAGAAAGCATCCCAGGTGGTGAAGGTCTCCCGCTCCTTACACACCGCCGCATAGGCCATCGCGATGGGACGGGTCATCGAGAGCGCCTCCAGTCTGTCCAGCAGCTCCTGGAAGCTCTCGATGGTGGGAGGTGCCATGGGCACATCCTCCAGCACCGTCTCCGTCATCCCCAAATCGTAGTCCCGGGCATGTGCCATGATCTTCAACGCTCCTTGATGTGCGTAATGCACTCTGACCAGATCCTCTGGATCTTCTCATCCGCGAGATCCGCACCCTGAGACACCAACACCTCCGCAATCGCCTCCTCAAGATCCTGAAACCCCACAGGGTCAGTGGACATGCCAGGGCCAGCGCACACCTCCAGATCATCCGACGGTGACAACCGGAACCCCTGGATCAGCCCCATGACCTTGAGCACGCCCAGTAACTCCTGATGCTCGGGCTCCCCGGAGATATACATGCCGTGCCCACGACTATTGATTGCATCGCGGAGCAGCATACGCTCGTGTATATGCTCCTTGGGATCCCAAGTGGGCTCCTCTGTGCCTACGACACAGAACACAGGGCCATGTACCTTCATGGGCGTAACATCCCAGGTGTCCATGTTCATCAACACAGCATGGGGCCAGGGGAAGCGCACCGCGCTCCAGTCCAGATCGGCAAAGCTCCCCAAACCCATAGCCATATTGGAGTTCTGCATGGAGAACTCAGCCACCGTACGCTCCCCGTGCTCATGCCCAGATAGGATCTTTACAGACTGAGATCCTATCCAATGGAAGAAGCGATCACGGCTGCTCTGCCCCATGACCTCCGCCCACCAAGATCTAATCTGAGGCAGAGAGATCTGATCGGGACGGGAGGGATTGGCAACTACCCCGTAGTGCATCACCACCAGGGATGCGCCATCTAGCACACCCTTGGAAAGCTCCAGCGCCTCTAGGACGCTGTGCGCTACATAGGGGATCAGTGTGACCCGTCTGCCGCACAGAAGGAGCTGGGTGGGCTGTTCGTAGACACAGATCCCGGGGATGTACCGCAGAGGTGCCAACCCAGAGGGAGTTCCGAAGGCCGCAAGATCATGGTTGCCCGCCATGATGTGCCACGCCACAGGATGCCGCAGCATCAACTGGATGGCTGCATCCAGGAGAGCCCCAGAGGGTCTGGCCTGATCGAAGAAGTCCCCAACCTGGACCACCGCAGAGCACCCCATGGCCACGGCCTCCGAGACGGTAAGATCCAGGGCATCAAGTAGCTCCTGGCACCTGCGGTTGATCCCACAGACGAGCTCGCCACCCTCAAACTTATGGTTCCACAAGTGGAGGTCGCCAAGGAAGAGAACTTTATTCATCGGGGCACACCCACCGTGAGCCCGTGACAGCTCAACATAATCTGCAAACCACTCCAGCAGGCGTTACATAGGCACCCTTGCGAGGGGAAGTCTATGCCGTACAGGACCCACAACCGCTCTATGTCACGCTGATCCAACGGGAATATATGGTGCCACCACCTGCATGTGCTATACGAACAGATGGCACAGGGGTCATGGGTAGCAACCCCCATGATCACGGGCGGTATGTCGTATTCCATAGGCTCCAGTCCCGGAGAACGATCCCGGCTCTTCCCCCATGCGGGGGTGTGCTCCCAAAGAGCACCTGACTGGAGGGTGCCCCCTTTCGGGGGCAAGGAAGCTAAGGTGGGAAGGCTAGCTCATCACCAGGGGATCTGGTCGTCGTCCGACTTTCCCTTGAATGCCTCGGTCTCCAGGTCGTCCTGTGCGCTCCTCCCTGCGGGCCTGGGGTCGTATGCCCTGGGTGCGGTGGCCCTCTTGGGGGCGTCCAAGACGTTGGGGTCGGTGAAGGTGTCCACCTTGAGGATGTCCGCCGTTGCCTCATCCATGGTCTTCATGCGGAGGAAGATCCCGAGCCCCATCCGATCCTCCAGGATGGCGGAGATTTCCTCGGGGGAGGCCCCGATGGGTCCGCGCTTCTCCACATCCACCATCCGCTTCTGCCCACCGAGCGTGGCTTCCACCTTCTCCGTCACCTCGGAGACGATGTAGGTGGTGTCCAGGCCCTCCCCGGCCTTGGTAATGCTGATCTCCAGGGCGTTCTGCGGATCGCACAGATCGGGGTAGCGGGAGAGGATGTCGCAGAGCCCCAGAACCTGACCCTTGGTCGTGCCCTTCCAGATCCCAGCCCCCACCTTCAGAACCCGAACCCCGTCGTAGTCGGCGGGGACCGGACCCCCATTCCAGGAGGTGAAGATCACGTTCATGGCGATGGAGGTCTTCGCCTTCCCTCCCGCCATCTTCTTCGCCCCACGGTGGGCGGGGTGCTGGGACATCCAACGCCCCTGCTCGGCCTCGGAGAGCTTCTCCATGGGCCAGAGAATCTGCCGGTTCAACCGCTGGATGAAGTCACACCCAGGACACTGCTCCGCACCCCCCGTCATCCGCCAGTTGCAGTTCATGCTGGCCCAATCGCGGGTGCTCTCGTTGAAGAAGAAGTGACCGTCCCATCGGACCCAGGGCATCGGCTGACCCTCCACCGGAGGGAGGATCTTGAAGGTCACAACACCGCTCCCGGGCTTTGCCCTCCCACCCACCTCCACCACACACGGCAGGTTCTTCTGCTCCACAGCACGACCCTTGGTGCTCTTGCCGTAGTCGCCACCCCGGCGACCACCACCCTTGGCCGCTGCCATCTCAGCCTCCAACGCGGAGGTGTCGATCGGACCCTGATTCTGCTTGATGTTGCCCATGTATCACGTCTTCCTGATCCCATCATGGGATCCTTCTTGCCAACCCTACCAGATCACCGGGTAGCCCGGATCCCCGTGTCCATCCCAGCCTGAAGCTGCGCCCGCTGGCTCGAACCAAGCTGAACCAGCATGTCCCGCTTCGCCAGCAGAGCCGTCACCATCGCCTTCATCCGGCGACTGTCCCCCTCCCGTGCGATGCAGATGCCCCGAGCCTGCATGTAGTCATTGTCCAGCTCAATCATCGCGTCAAGCTGGTCAACCGTCGGGGCCTTCCCAATCGTCGCCCCACGAATGCTGGTGTGGGCAGCCGCATGCACCTGCTCCATCATCGCCTTGCTCTCCAGGAAGAGCTGGATGGCATCCGCCTCCAACATCCCGTACTGAAACAAGAGCCCGGGAAGGGACGCAAACTGCCCACCCAAATCCATGTTGTCAATGACCAACAACCCAGCCATCTCCTGATGATCCATTAGATCCTCCTCTGCACACAAATGGTGCAATACCGTTATGCCACAATCGCCACGCCAAACCGAAAGAATCGGACACCTACATGTGTGTGTTTGTCGTTGCTGGTCCTTTTAGCTCTTCGTTTCGGGGATGAGGTAGGTGACACGCCCACCGGTCTGGGTACGGTGGAGGATTCCCCTCTTGTGGAGGCGAGAGCAGACACTTCCGATGCTGTTGGCGAGGATCTGGTTGCCCTGGGCGCTGGCGCGCTCCTGGATCTGGAGCGCGTTGAGCGGGCTTGCAGCACCCTCCAGGGCGCGGAGCACTGCCTGTTCGTGCAGGGTGTACCGTGACCGCTCCGGGGTGGTCTTTGCGGGCTCGTAGAGCCTTGGGAGGGTAGCCTGCTCTTCCTGGGGCAGCGGCGTCCCAACGGGCGCGTAGCGGGCGCGCTGACCACTCTCCCAGATGGAGATGATGAACCCGTGGAACTCCAGGCTGGAGCAGATGGAAGCGATGGTGTTGGAGGTGGCACCTGCATCGGATGCCAGTGCCGCTACGAGCTCCTTGGTGGTCATCCACGGGCTCTTGGTAAGCGCACCCAGCACCCGCGACGTACGGGTGTTCTGACGGAGCTGGCGTTGGCGCGGAACGGGGGCAACCACGGGCACCACCTCCGGGATCGGCGCAACGGGGGGCGGTGCCAGTACCACCACCGGACGTGCCAACCACGCCAGAAGCCCACACATGACCAGGGACTGCTGGGCCATGGACCTGTTCAGGTGCTCCAGCAGCTTCACCTGAAGCCCCAGATGCTCATGCAGCCCCTGGAGACACCCAGAAAGCTCAGGCTCCTGTACGTCAGCGGACACGGTGATCAGGGGATCCTTGTTTACTTGTTGTTCCATTGTCGTTTCCTTTCGCATTACCAGCCCCTTCGATTCAGGAGCCGACTAATGATGTCTTCACACTCCATGAGGCGCACCAGGATGGTGTGACATGGAATACAAACCTTGACGGGCATACGCACCCCAATCCCCAAGCACTGCATGAATGCAGTCATGGAGACTGTGTATCCACCGGGAGTCCGCTCCCCACAGTGCCAGCAGTTGTATGCCATGAACTCAGTACAGTCTGTAGCAAGGGCAGGCAGGTGATTACCCGCCAGAACTCACTATCGCATAGGGTGCATGTGTCCCCATCCATCATGTCATAGAGATCCTGGGCACACAGGCCCAGGCCCAAGGATATATTGGGGACAGAATGTAATGGTGGAGGTCCAATGTTGGATTGGTTGGTGACACCACAGGAGACGCAGCCTCTCCTCACGCCTTCACCTTGGACATGCCGCCCCAGCTCTTCCCTGTCTTCACGTCGATGGTGAGGGGGACAGCCTTGAGGTAGCCCATCTTCTTTCCGGGAACGGTATCGGTCATCAGCTCCCGGAGGAAGGCGATGGTCTTGCCTACATCGTCATCGGGCACCATCACCATGATGGAGTCGTAGATCTGGAGCAGGAACTGCCCCCCGGAGGTGTTGGCATCCAACCAGCACTGCACGGGCCAGAGCATGGAGGTCACAATGTCTACAGCCCCTCCCTGCGCGCGTCCGTTCCATGTAGAACGCGCATGGGTCTGCCAGTTGCTCTTGTCCTTGCTCGGGGTGCGATCCGCCCGATTGGGTACGGGCAGTCCCAGGTGCCAGAGGGGGCGGTGCCGCCCTTCCTGGCCCCGCCAGAGGGTGCTGGCGTACCCCGTGCGCGTAGCATCGGAGAGGCACTCATCCATCCATGGCTTGAGCCGTAGGTAGCTCCCAAAGAGGGCGGTGGCCAGCTCGTTCCCAGCCTTGTTGGGGATGCCGAGGCGCTGAGCAAGCATGAACCCAAGTTGATCGGGTAGCTCGTAGATTGCCGCGAAGTTGCAGGTCTTCGCAGTCTCCCTATCCAGGTCCGTCACCTTCTCTGGATCTTTACCCAGCACGGTAGCAAAGCTCCGTGCGGAGGCCATGTGGAAGTCCACCCCGGAGACAATGGTGGCGATGCCCACCGGGTCTTCACAAAGGTCCATCACCGCCCGAATCTCAATCTGCCCCTCATCCGCTTCGATTAGGGTGAATCCGGGGGGCATGGTGTGGCACTCCCGGAGCATGGTCCCCAGCTTGCGGCTCTCCTCATCACGGCCCTTGAGCCTGTTGAAGAAGTTTGGATCGCTGGAACTGGGGCGTCCAGTGGATGTGCCGTCTTGAAGGAAGCTGGGGTGGCACCGTCCGTCGGTGCGGACGTGCATCAACAGCCCCTCCGCGAAGTTGTCCTGGGTGTGCTTGAACATCTTGTAGGTCAGCACTAGATCCACCAGAGGGTGCTTCCCCTTGAAGTCCACCATCACCTCCTTGTCCATCTTCACCGCACCAGAAGGTGTAAGCCGCTTGCTCACCAGCCCACGCTTGGCAAAGGCCACCGCGATCTGCGCGGGGGAGTTCGGGTTCATCCCAGGCTCGTATGCCTGGATCTTGGTGTAGAGCTTGTCGATCTCCACGTTCAGGTAGTCCCGGAGCAGCTCCACCCGCCGCTTGTCCGTGGGGAAGCCCGTGAGACGGGCGCAGCACCATGCCCACATCGCAGGCTGGGCTACCTCATCCCAGATCAGAGCAAGGTTGGGGTGCTCCACTAGCTTCTGGAGACACCAATCCTCCAGGTATGAGGTAGAGAGTGCGTCCAGGGCGCAGTAGCGGTGCATCACGTCCCGATCCAGGAATCGGTAGGCGAACTTCTCCGGCTCGAAGCCCTGATCCAGATAGACCAGCCACTCCGGCGGGACCTGCTTGGGGTCCACCACCTTCAGCTCCGCAGCCTTGCGGACCTTGCCCGTGGGGGTGAGGTTCCTTGCCATGGCGAGCTTCCGTAGCTCGGAGCAGATGACACCGATCTGATCGTGGGCCTCGGTCTTGTGACCACCCATCCCAACAAGCTCCGCGGCTGTACCCAGATCAGCAACCGCATCCGCCTCGTACAGCTTGCGCTTGATGCGGCTGTCACTCTGTAGATTGAGGAGCCACTTCCGCCCACCAAGCTGGTGCCGCTTCAGGAGCGGCTCACACTCGATCGCCACCAAATCGTACTGCCCGTTCCATGTAACCTGATCGTTGTCCTCCAGGACAGATGCCAGGATCGCCCCAATCTCCTCTGACTCTACCGACTCCCTTGGCCAAACGTAGGTCATCTCCCCATCCGAGGTCGCCAAACACTCGATCCGAAAGTCAGGCTCGTGAAGCATCCCCGAAGTCTCACAGTCCGTCGCTACATAGGCTGCACGCTGAAGCACCTCCCAAGCCTCTACAGCGTCCTCTACCGTCTCAATGATGCCGTAGCCCAGAGACAGAGCAGGGAACGACGGAAGGGCCCCCAGAAGCGCATGGCGGAGGTCTTCCTCCATGGCACGGGCGATGAGCTTGTTCCTCATGGCATAGGCGGGGTCGCCTAGCAGGTATGCGGGGGACACCAGCTCCCCGACGAACATCCCGTAGCCGGTTCGGACGGAGAGGGGCTGGAAGCTCCTTCCCAGGAACCCAATACCTGCCAGGGAGTTGAAGAGCAGGACGATCTGAGGGCTGGCATCCTTGAGAACCCCCGCCAGATAGGGGCGGCACTGTGCCAGGGGCTCGATCAGATCCTTGGTTTCCTGATTGGGGAGAGGCTTGCACCCAAGGGCGTAGGTGAAGACCACCGATCGCCCAGGAGCGATCTTGGCGATCAGGGAACGGATCCATACCCCCGAGGGGGAGGCAGCGGGACGCCCCAGGCGGCGCTCAAACTCGGTGGGGTGATCCAGAACCACCAGAATGTCCCCAGGCGTGCCCTCCGCAGAAAGACACCGCTGACCCGCAGGTGTCCCAGTGTGAAGGGGGCAGCGGGTACAGTCAGGATTCCTGTCCAGGGGAGAAGCGAGCTGGACGGCAGGAAGCGGGAGCTCCGGGTAGAGCGGTAGGATTCTCATTTGGCACTCCATGCACGAAGACGACGGAATACACACCGCTCTGCCCAAACAAACCGCTCCGCCGCAATGGCGCAGGGGGTACATGCCATGGATAGCCCAGGATAGCCTGCCCAATACAGGGGAATGCCCAGAGCAGTGCAGGCAAGTTCCTGGTCCTGCCACATGCAGTAGGCGCTGGCCGGTATGGGAACAGCACATACACAACAGAGCTGCGTCATGGGGACACCAGTTGTAGCCTGATTCTGGAGTGGATCAGGTGGATGCAGTCAAGCGCAGTGCCCCAATCATCGTGACACTGCTGACAGATAGGGCGGCGATCCCCTGTTCGACCCCTGTGAATCCGCAAGTCCAATACACCTGCTACAAGCCTGGGAATACGGAGTGTGAGATCCCGCGGCGTACCAAGTATGTATCGAACATTCCCCTTGGGCTGATGGCAGAGAAGACAGGGTAGTTCCATGGTGCTCCCAGCGCGCCGTAGTGCAGGGCGTACATGCCCCTGCACTACGGGCACACGATCCTTTCAGGCGGGGTCGATGACCTTGACCTTGCCTGCGGAGGCGAAGAGCTTGAACCTGGGGGACTGGACCAGTCCGCGGATCAGATCCGCGTCCGTGAGCAGGGGGTGCTTGCCCACCATGGACACCAGGAAGTCCTCGACCAGCTTGACCGTGACGGTCTTGGTTTCCCCTCCCATCACTTCGCACGCCAGCTTCACTGCCGTTCCGATGAGCTGCTTGGGATCGGAGCCCAGCTTCAGGAGGAAGGCGCTTGCCTGGGGCGAGTGGGCGGCCACGGGGGCTGCCACATAGGTTGCGGCCACGGGGGCACTCTTGGCCGTGATCATGGCCTTGATGAGTTCGGAGGCTTCCTGCGGGCTCTTGCCCAGCTTCCGTCCCAGGTGTGCGGAGAGGAGCATCCGGGACCGCTCACGGATGCTGGGGTACTTCCCGAACAGGGGCTGGTTCTCTGCCCAGACACGGATGGCATCCTCCGTGATGCAAACCTCGGAGAAGTTGTCCTCGAACATCCCGAGGGCCATCTCGGCTTCATCCTCATCCACGACAGCGGGCACTTCCTCATGCTTCCGGGTGGCCATCTGGTTGGCGAGCGCCTCCAGGCTCTGCCCCGTGTCCTTGGGGTGGGGCACCTGCTTCACGGGGATGGGAAGGAGATCGGAGGGGATGGCGGCGTCTGCCATCTGCCTCTCCATCAGGGCCATCTGGCGGGGATCGGGCACCTCGATGTCCATGGCCATCACACTCGGGGGGTAGTCCACCAGGGCAGCCTCCTTCTTGCGGACCTTCTTGACCTCCGAGACAACGGGGGCGGACACGGGCAGATCCGCAAGGCTACCGCCCCCGTCGAGGTACTTCTCCAGGCGATCCACCACCACCATCGCCTCCGCACGGGTGAACTCCTCACCGCCCGCAGACTCCAGGACCACCGTGGTCAGATCCTCGGTCCAGCTCACATTCACGATCTTCAGCTTGGTCATCTCAGCTTCCCTTCTTCATGTAGATCTTCACGCTCGGGCTCACCCCAGACGTGTCCTCTGCCACTTCACACCGGAACTTATGCCCGTTCTGGAGCATCAAGCTCAGGATCTTCGCACCCCTCGGAAGGTAGCCCACATGACTGGGCTCCTCTCCCGAAGGCTTTGCCAGCACCATGAGGGCGTACTGGTCATGCTCGTTCCGAGGCTCCGCCTGGATCTTCACAGGAAGACCCTGACGGAACTGATGGGCCCTGCCCCTCCAGGCGTGAAACCCAATCCCAACCACAGACATCTGAACCAACAGAAACCACTCCGCATCCTCGGCCATGTACCCTCTTCCTTCCTCTTCCCTATCGGAGACTCCGAAGGGCCTCCTCCTTGATCCACGCCCGATCCAACTGATCAGGGTCCTTGGTAGGGGGAAGACGGACATACCCGCCCCGCTTCCCCAAAACCTCTAGGCACATCGCCAGCGCCTCCCCCTTCCTCCACGCATCCCCATCCAAGAGCGCCACAATCGGACGCTTGGCCCCCCGCATCAAGGCCACCTGATCCGTACCCCAGGTGCCCAGAACAGCAAAGGCATCCGGCCAAAGGTAGGCCGCATCCAAGGTGCCCTCCACACACAAGGCAGGCTCCTCCGTCTCCTCCCAGAGAATCTCCTCCCGGTAGAGAACCTTCGCCCTACTCAATCCCTTGGAATAGAGATAAGGAAGATTACTCCTCCCCGTCACATCCCTACCTACATACCCCAACCACCCAGACTCCGATCCGTGCTGACCAGGAGCATAGATAGGAACAATCAACCTCCCCCGGAAATCCTGCTCCCCCTGGGAGCGATCCGCCCGGTGTAGCGTCATTCCGAAGCCAGCTTCCGCTATGGCATTTCTCGTTATGCCACGTTTTATCGCATACGAATGAACCAAATGCGAAATCGGCGACGGATACGCGCCGACGCGAAAGAAACCTTCAGGCGGCTCAACCGTGGTCGGTCGAACATGGCGATTGCTGGCGCTAGACGGTGCCATGCGTCGAGGCGCGAGCGTTTCGGCGACGGTTAGCCAGCCGTACGCTTTGCATCGCCAGCAAGACCACTTGCCGGTCGCTGGCAAGTAGTCCAGCTTCTTCTTTCGGGTGCTGTGTCCCGATGCGACACAGAAGGGGCAGATGGCTCGGATGATTCCCATGAGCCCGGAGGACGATTCGTGGGCGATGGCCTCCAGGACCAGCCGGTTCTTGGCGTAGCTCATGGTGGGTTCTGGTAGCGGGGGAGGGTGGCGGTTAGGAGCCAGTGAAAGGCGAGCCTTCGCAGTTGTTGGTGGGGCGCTGCCCATGGCCCTGTTGTGTAGAGCCAGCATCCTGTTTCGATCTCGTGGAGGGTGAAGCGTGCCAAGATGTAGCCTTCTGATTGATCTAGGATCTCCAGTTCCCCGTATCCTTCAGCCTTCGCCCACTCCAGGATCTCCGGTGTGATTTTCGTGCTCGTAGTCGTGTTCACCAGTTTCATAGGGTGCATCGTCTTCCATCTCGGCGGCATCTCCTGCTTCCAGGATCTCGGAGATGGAGGCGCGCTCCTTCCTATCCGTTGTGGGCTTGGGGGAGTCGGGGCGATACCACCCGAAGAAACACCATGACGTTTCAGAGAGCTGGATCACACCACATGGGCCCTCGGGGTCGCGGAACCTGCTCTTGTCCTGGGTGAGAAGGTAGATGAACGACTTGAGCTCCTCTCCCTTGGGGAGCGTTACATGAAGGAAGGGCGGCTTCCGGTTCATGTAGGCCGCCATTGTAGGGTGCGCGGCGGCCTCCCATGGATCGGGTCCAGGTGCGGTCTGGGTGAAGCGGCGAGACCTGGACCTCTGCTTCTTCCGTTGCTTGCGCTGCTTCTTGGGGAGCACAGGCTCCGGTAGGCTGGGGAGCAGTGGAGGCTCCCATTCGTCGGGACGAAGTATGTACTCAGTCATTCAGTTTCTCCTACGAGCAGCGGGCTGTGAAGGTTGCAGTAGCCCCCGGAGTTGTATGCGTTACGACCGCAGATGACGTAGACCGGGGGCAGGGGGCGCGCTGCGTCCCTGATCTTGGTGCGACATTGGTAGGTTGAGACGACCATGCTCCGTGCCACAGCATCGAGCATCTCCTGGGTCATCACCTTCGTTCGTTGGGGAAGACGGTTGGCGTTGTGCTTGACGAAGCCGCCAGCACGGCAGAGTGTGCAGCGGCGTCCATTGGGGTTGCCCATGTCCCGGGCCCAGACATGGGCACAGGACATGGTGTCGGGGCGATCCGCCTTGGTGCTCATGGCGAGCCCGCTGGCTCGCCATAGAGGGCGGGCAGACCCTCCAGCTTGTCCAGGTCGTCCATGTAGCGGAGGAGCTGGTTCACGTCGTTGAGGAGTGCGGTCATGGAGAAGACCGCCTCATCCCCGTCGATGGAGAACTTTCCAGGGATGTCACGGATCAGTACACCACGGAGGATGCCGACATGGATCACCAGATCCATGAGGCGCTCACGGGAGGCACGGAGATGGGAACGGTCAGTAAGTGTCGGGGTCATTGTCTGGGCTCCATTCTGGGACGAGGGAGAGTTGGGTTGGCACGGGCTCATGGTCATCTTGGCTGGGGCAGCTAAGGGATTCCAGCAGCATTAGCAGAGCATTTACATC